GTCTTGTTCTTGCGGCTTGAAGCCAGAAGTGTTGACACTAGAAGTGGTAGGGGTTGGCCCTTTCGGAGCCGAAGTATTGAAGAGTTCAAGAACCAACGCAGGGTTCTGACTAGCTAGTTTGCCCAGCTCCTGTGGAGTAGTGCCGAGAGCCTTTGCTCGTGTGGCGATTACTTCACCGGCCTTGTCACCATATTTAGCAACGAGGGCATCTTGGACCACTTGAGTGTTAGTCGCATATACAGCGGTTTGTTCACGCTGTTGCAGACGCTGTTCAAGCAAATCCATAACTGCTTTCTCATCAAGTCCGCTAGCTTGGAGGGGTGGCTCCTTCACTTCTGGCTGATTAGGTTTGGCAGCAAGTCGAGATACGACTTCTTCTATGGAAGCTTGTTGGGCCAGTTTAGCACGCAACTCATTCAATTCCGTCTCCTTTTGTTGGAGTTCAGTTTTCAACTGCGGAATGTATTGTTGCGCATTCACAAGGCCTTCCAACGCTTTCGGAAGACTGTCATACTTCTGTTGTCCTTCTTCATTCTTGATGAGCTTAAGCAGGTCTGCATAAGGCGCATCAGATGGAGCAGGAGCGCTTTGTGGCTCCACTACTGGAGCAACAGGTGTATCAAAAACATTAGGCTGGTCGGCCATTGTTATTTCCTTTAAGTAATTAGAGAACATTAGAAGTATTTAATGCTTAGTGCTTCTAATGTTCTTTTTAACTAATAAGTATACTAGTACTATACTAGAGTCGTTTTTGAGTGAAAAAGATACAAACTATTTTTAATCTTCTGAAATTAAGTCAATAACGTCAGAAATAGCCCGTTCATACCCTCTTGCATCAGCTTGGAGGTAAGCCCAGTTAGGAGACTCATAGAGTTCCTTGGAGCGCCCAGCCTTGGCAGACAGCTCAATCTTGTCCTTAAGCATCACCACAAGGCGACGCCTCATTACGAGGGCCTCCTTGTAGTTGCCACGGACATCTAGTTGCTGTTCTTTGTCTAGCCCCTTAGTCCATGAGATTTTCATTGAACGCCCTCAGGTGGAACCGAAGCCTGTACTTGGTTGTCTTCCTGTGCTTGGTTAGCCAGAGATTGAGTCTGGGCTTGTTCAGCAACAGCAACGTTCGGACGGAACAGTTCATAGCCAGAGAGACCAATGACGTCAGAGACGAAGTTAGCCATAGCTACAGAGCTGGTGTGAGGCAAGATCATCTGACCAATAGGGGAGTTGAATACACCCACAACGTTCTGCAAGTCTTGAGACTGCTTAGCGAAGTGACGAGCACCTACAGGACGGATTTTACCATTGGCTGTAATGTCTTCCTTGGTGATTTGCATGAAGTCAGCAACGCCAATGTCATCATCCATTACACGAATGATGTCAGACCCATCCATGTTACGGCGTGAGGTCTCCAGCATGGCGTTCAGGACGCGTTCAAGCAGCTCAATCTCAAAGGTGGTAATCTTCTCTTGGAAGATTCGACCAGCAGCGTTAGAGAGCGTCTGAACTTCAAGGGCGGTCTTCTCGCCGGGAGTACGGATACCCATAGCTTCACGAGGAGCACCAGCATAGAGTTCCATACGGTCCTCATACATCTGGATATCGTTGGCAGCCAGCATAACACCTTGGAAGCTCTTGCTTACTTCACCCACATCACCACCTTCGGCAATATGGATTTCAGCATTAGGGCCCCACTCAAACTCTTCTACGTCACCAATGATCTTCAGTGGTGGGTGGATGATAAGGTCAGCAGCATCAGCTCGAAGATTCTCCAAGTGGTCGATACGGTATTGCATACCTACCAAGTTGTCCAATGGACCCATCGCCCAGAGGTTGTCAGGCCGTACACGCCATCCTACGTGATAGATAGGGGCATGACCAAGCCAGCTAGGAATGTTGTCCTCACGGACCACACAGGACCTGTCAACGACTGTAATAACCTTGTTGATGTAAAGCTCGCCAGTCTTCTGGTCATGGTAGTCGCCATAGAATTCCAGCACCTCAACGAAGTCAGACATGTAGTATTCGTACATGTTACCAAAGCCATCTACCTGAAACCCAATAGCCTTGTCGAAGTCCTCAATACTATATGCCCCCAAACGGCCCTGAAGCTCCGCACGGCGGTCTACAGCTACTTGCCAGAAGGCCTGCTCAGGTTCGTCTTGAGCGAGGCGCTTAAGCTCTCCTATGGTCTTCACAGACCGGATGATCTTGAAGGTACTTAGGAAGTCTGTAGCAAGTGGGTTGAAGACAATATCCATAGGGCTGATACGTACAAGGCGAGGGCCAATGTAATCTGGAACCACGGAGCCATCTGGCATGGTCTTGTACTTGGATTCAAACGAGCATGTAGCGAACGCATTGCCATAGTCAATGTAGTCCAGCAACAGCTTAGACATTTCTGTACGGAAGTGACCTTCACGGCATTTGTTGTCCATGTAAGACTGAATGGCTTTGGCCTTCAGCTTGACACTATCGTCCTTGCCATAGCCCTGCCACTTCAGCCAGTCGTCATTTGGAAACAGAGACGAGAGGTAGTTGGAGTGCAGGTTGTCCCTGATTTGGCACAGTTTGGGGATGGTAGTGGAGTTCTTCCACGGGAGAGTCCCGTTGCTGGTAGAGCTTGTATCGGTTGCGAAGATGTAGTTGCGGAGTTCTTTCTTCTCCTCAATCCATTCACGACGTTGGTCGTTAAACTTCTTCCACATGTAGCCGACCCATTGCGAGCAGTCGTCTTGTGCAAACATGTGTTCCAGTTCTGCTACTTTCGTAGACATGCGTTGTTCCTTATCTGAATGCTACTCCGCCGAAGCGGGTACGAGTATTTGAGGTAGGTAGAAAATCTTTTATCTTGGACCCACCACTACGGGCAGGGGGTACAGCAATGCCTACAGCGCTTGCAAGGGCATCCTTGATGTCATCGTGTGCAGGGCGTGCCAACACCAGCTCCTCTTCGAGAACTTGTGTCCATCCGCCTTCTAGGTGCCATACCTCCAAGTTATCATACTTGTGCTCAAGGCTGGCAGCGATACGCTCTTCCTTGGAACCTTCTGCACGACTTGGACGATACTCATCTACTGCAAGACGAAGACCATCTTTCTTCAGGTAGTCTTTGATACCGTTAACGATTACCTTCTGCGCTACAGTGACCTCTGCCCGGAGCTTAGCAAAGTTCCATTTGACATGCAGGTCTTTGATGTGTTGGAAGTATTCAATCGTCTTGTCAGACTTGAACCGATCAATGTCAAGGATGTAGATATTGCTCTCATTGTCAATCCCAATCACTACGATAGCTGTGTAGTCAGCGTTCTTAGAGAGGGAGAATGCAAAGTCAACTGCTGCATAGACATTCAACCGACGACCATTGTAGAACCACTTGCCACCATCCTTCTTCAAGGCCCGTGGGTTGTAATACTGAAACTTGTCTCGGCTGATACGGTCACTGCCCGGATCGTTGGGGTCATTGTAATACTGAGCATAGTATTGAACTGTGTCAGAATACTCTGCCCTGATGCGTGCAAGCACTCTCATGTCAAAGCCAAAGGCCTTGCCGTCAGTACGTACAGTTCTGGGCCACGTAAAGATACCCTCCTTCTCTACAGCGAACTCTTTGATGTCCCACACAGGCTTACGGTCAATCATCACTCCATCGTCGTCGTAGACGTCGTAGAGCTGGTTCCTCCATACATCGTAAATGTCAACCGGGTGGTATCGTGTACCACACGCCATGGTAAGTCCACCAGCGTTTCGGATGGAGGTGAACTGGCTGGCTTTTTTGCTAACAGATTCACGGCCATCTTCAGTGTAAGCGTTCTCTGGCACCACCAAGTCATCCGCGATGATAATGTCTGCGTGCCATCCAGTGGTGTTGGTTGTGAGTCCTGCGGTACTGATGGTAGCATCACGGATACCCTCCTTACGTCGCTGCTCATGGTCAACGCTGATCATGGTGCTAGACCACTTCTCACGTTTACCTTCTTGTGGATTGATGTATTCTGGGAAGTAACGCATGAAGATGTCAGAACTAAGGATGTTCTTGATAGCGTATAGCTGAGTGTCTGCAAGGCCCGCTGTGGCCGATACATACAGCATCGTTACCTCAGGGCTACGTGCGATCACCCATGCTGCCCAAGTCGCTACCATGTGGCTCTTAAGGTGAGCACGAGGCAGCATAACAAGTTTGTTGGCACCATCTTCACCCTGACCAAACAGAGTGTACTCTTGCATCCAAGCAAAGACTTCACGGTGTACATCACCATAGACGTAGCCGGGGTTCACCAGACGGGCGAAGAAGTAAAGGTCGGTGAGTGCCCGCTCTCTTACTTCCTTTGCCTGTGGTGGCATTCTAGCTAGCTTCTGCTTGGCCTTTACCAGCCATTCGTCATCACTTTCCATTATCTACCACCAACGAGAGTCGAGCAATATCATCACTGAACTCGTTGGCAATATGTTCTGCAATACGAGTTTCCTTCTCCAGCTCATTCTTGCTTGGACGGCCAGCAGCACGTTTATCCCAGCCACGGTCGGCCAAGAACTTTGCAGCACTGTAGTTGCCATTCTCGCTACCGCACAGGGCTTGCATTTCCCGTACAGCGTTAGAACGAATCTTGAGTTCCAGTTCTTCTCGCCACTCAGCAACGTGACGTGCAATCTGTTTGTTCTCACATAGACGCTTCCAGTGCTGCCAGCCGAGAAGGTGCTTAGTTGCAAATTCATATTCGGTTGGGTCTTCACACTCTAGGAAGAGCTTCTTCAAGGACGGGTAGTACTGGCCCTTGTACATGTAGTCGAATTCTTTAAGGGTATAGACTGCGTACTCTGTATAGCCAATCTCCAAGAAGATGCTTTGAGTAAGAGGTCTGCCTGTAGTGTCTAGAAATCTGTTCTTATCAATCATAGTTGGGGTGGGCCATCCTTGGCCCTTCTCCTTAGGAGTTAAGTGAACGGGCAATCTCTACCCAGTAGCTGCCGTTGTGCATCAGTGTAAGAGTGTTGTTCGCTACAGCGTTGAAGCTAGTGGCACCATTCAAGTGCATAACACTAACAACACCGGTAGTTCCGTTGAAAACAGTAACGGAACCTGTGAAGAACAAGGTTACAACACGGCCAGCCCAGCCATAGTTCAAGTTACCGAAGCCAGTAGAACCACTTACAGCAACTACGTCGCTGCTCATTGGGAGTACCAATGGGTCAGCAGAGGCAACGGTTGGGATTACAAACCCACCAATACCTGCTGTGTTGTTGTACTTGTTATTGCTTGGGTATACCTGAGCAGAGTTGGAGGCAAGGATGTTGGTGCTAGACATGTCAGTGAAGCTGGTCTGACTGATGTCCAGACGGGAACTTGCACCAGTGATGGTAACACCATTCACCGAGCCTGCAAGCGTACCGTTAACCCAACGAATGCCACCACGTTCAATGTGTACTGCGTTAGTGAGGTTGCCCACTGCGCGGCAGTTATCGAACACGAGGTTGTCAGTTGCAGCAGCAGTGATCCAAAACCCGTGGTCATTACCGTAAGCGATTACGCCAATGAAGTTCGAGTAGGTAGAAGTCCCTTCGATCAGTACACCGATCGAGCCAGACTGAGTGTTGGCCCCAGTGTTGTCGAAAGCGCAGTTGACCATAGTACCAGTACCGATACCATCATCGAACACAACACCACGATAGTAGCCATACGAGAAGCAACCTTCCATCTGCATGATATCGTTACGCAGGCGGAAGTAGTAAGCGATACCACCACGGTTCAGGTTGGTGCCAGAAGCACCAGCACCGATAGTGCTGTATGGCCACATATGGCAGTTCTTCAGGCGTTGTACATCGTACACAGTACCGAAGTTAAAGCCGTTGATGTTGTCACCAGAGACATACTCAATCTCCATCCGAGGGCACATGTCGAAGTAGCCGAGGGTATTAAACCCGATTACCTGAAGGTGCGACAGCACGATGCCGTCATGTTCGTTTGGATATACACCACCATACAGGCCCTGACCATACAAGGCAGTGCCAGTGAAGTTAGCAGTGGTTGCTTCTGCAACTGTCAGGCCCTTACGGATTACAGATAGGTTATGCAGTTGACCACCAGCTACAAACACAATGCGGTAGCTAGGGTTGAGGATGATGGTGGAGTTGAGTGCATGCACCTCAGTGGTAGTCTGCCAAGGCAGGATACCGTAAGGGGAGAATGTGCCTTCAAGGCGCAGGTTCTCAGGCAGGGTCAAGTCACCACTGTCAACCAGATAGCGCTTACGCAGCACTACAGTTGCACCTTTGGTGCCAGCAGCGGTGAAGGCTGCCAACAGGGCAGTGCGGTCATCAGTCACACCATCCCCTACAGCACCGAAGTCTTCTGGGAAAACATACGGGCCTGCACTAGCAAGCTGGGTGAAGTAGTTCAGGTCGGTGTTCACTACAGCAGTAGTGTATGGCAGTACCGTGGTTGCCTTAGGGCGATAGATGATGCCATTGTAGGTGAAGGTCTGATCAAAGTCAGTGATGGTCAGTCCAGCAGTCCAGTTGCCAAGCGAGACGTAAGACTCTCGTTTAATCTCTACTGATGGCAATGGGATGGAGACAGTACCAGCAGTGTTGGCGATTGTGTCTACGTTGAGCGTGCTCATTAATTTTCCTTAAGCGATTGGGTAGAAGCCTTGCACTGTCACGATAGCTCCGTCAGCAGTGACAAGATCACCTGCTGCGTAGTTACGAATGATAGCGTGGGCTAGGTCTGTTGCTACTTGTGCTGTACCACCGATGGCATTGTTGAAACCTTCCTGTGCAGGAAAGCTCATCAAGTCTGTACCAGTCAAAGCTGTAAAGGGCAGGGTGAAGGTTGGCATTACACCAGTACCTTTAGTCGTTACCTTAATCTTCAACTGGAAGTAGCAGATGCCATAGATGACTACGTATCGAGCCAGTGTTGCAGCAATGGACGTGTATGTCCCTGACTGAGAGGTGATGGTTGGGACCCATGTTGACCAAGCACGCTTGTTGGCAATCTCAGCCTGTACAAGCGCTGTTGTTGCAACCTGTGTAGTGTTGGTGCCCACAGCCGCCGTAGGCGCTGCTGGAGTTCCTGTGAACGTCGGAGACGCAATAGGCGCTTTAAGGGCAAGGCCAGTGTCTACATACGCAGTAGTAGCTACTTGCGTAGAGTTTGTACCGGCTGTAGCTGTTGGCGCTGTAGGTGTCCCTGTAAGGGCAGGCGACGCTAGTGGAGCAGCACCCAACGCTGTAAGAGCTGCGGCGGCGCTAGTAGAGCCTGTACCACCATTGGCGATGGCCAATGCAGAAGTCTGTCCTGCTGTAACACGTCCTTTAGTATCGACGGTTACTCGTGTGAACGTACCGGCTGATACACCTGTAGCGCTCAAGGTCAAAGCTGTTGCTACATCTACGCTACCATCAAAGGACAGCGTACCGGTAGCATCACCAGTGAAGTTGAGGTTACGTGCCGACGCTAGTTTAACTGCCGACGCTACACCACTAAGACCGAACCCACCTACTGTGAGCTTGTTCAGTTGAGTGTCCCATACCGGCTCACCTACTGCTGGGGTGTATGCCGCTACAGCAGCCGTAGTGCCACGTTTGAGTTGTTGTACACTCATGTCAATACTCCATAGTCCATAGGATCAGCAGGAACCGCTGTAAGCGCTCCAGCACCAGCAGTCTTACCATCAGCAATGGTCCAGAAGCTATTAGCTCCTACAGTGACGGACTGTCCTGCAACGATGGAAAGAACAGGCCCAAAGGACCAAGCATTCTTATTCGCTGGAATGTTGATTGAGTTAGTAATAACTTGATCATGCCAACTGATGACGCTAAAGGCACTACCCATTGGAGGGTTGATGCCAAGGATTTGATCCTGTAGCGAAGCATCACCAACTTGATATGCCGTAATGACATCATCCAACTCTGCCTTACGAACAGGGCTAGTGTCATCTACCGGAACAACAAGTCCTGTAATAACTTGACTGTTAACGTTCATGGGGCCGGTAAGTGTATCACCTGCCACATTGTAATACCGTAGGTCTGCTACCCCTATGGTGAGGATACTGTCAGGCTCACCAGTATTAACCCCAAGGTTAAGAATCCCGTGACTGTTCATATCCAAGTCTTGAAGCATTACGTTGTTACCACCAGCGAGGTTTAGCAAGTCCCCATTGATGGAGGCTTCAATCTTATCAAAGTTCGCATTGACCTTCGTTAGATTGTAGCCAGATGTGATTGGATCTAATACGACATCAGTCATATCTGTGTTTCCTATAGGCGTTTCATGAACGGCAGCTCGTATTCACTTAGCACATGTTATCCCTAACATAGAATGTGTCCAACACTCCTTACTACTTGAAGGGAAGCTACCGGCTGCTTGTAATTTTGTGGAGAAATTTAGGAGGGGCATTGCAACAGAAACCCGTTACCCAACACCCCCGGCATACCCCTTGGGCTAACTCGCCATAATTATCAAACATTGCTAGTATGACGAGCATAATCTATATGTAAGCGGGCAAGTAGTTAGTTGCATTGACTATATCCACACATGACCACATTGATACATGCACACATATACTTAGTTCATCTAGCTACAGCCCATGTATATCAAGGCTTCTATTAGTATTCACTTTGCAGTGTCTGCCTTTGATCTTGCCTTATGCGTGCTTTGCGGGCTTTGCCCGCGCTTAGTATTGTCTAACGTGCTGTAGCACGAGTCATGCTAGGTATGGCATGGTAATTGCTACGCGTAGGTATATAGCCCACATGTGCGCGTTCCTTTATACATGAAGGCTACTATCAGGCAGACGAACGGTAGCTATGGCTCTAAGCTCCTACAAGCGCGTATGAGCAACGATAGGGCTTAGGCTAGGCCAACGTATAGGGTATGTGTCTATCGTGGCAGGCTTGATAAACTCCAATGGATACAAGGGCTTAGCTATGCCTACTTGATCAAGTGGTCAGCTTTCCTATCAATACACTGTATGGATTAACAGGTAGACAGGTTGGCGGCACATGCTTATAGTTCGTTCCAAGCCAGCAAGCATAAGACCGAGAGGCAGCAAGCTAGCCTAGTTAGTAAGGGCTTAGTCATGGTTCGCCATGCTAGGGACTTCCTACTAATGATGCGATACGCAAGACAGCAATAACCGCTTGACAGCAACACGAACAAACGGCACAATGGCTACATGTTCCACCGCTCTTTAACAATCTGTAGTGTATGATCGGTAGGCACTCTAATAATGAGGGCTTGACCATGATCAAAGAACGATATACTAATTGGGCTAAGGCTAAAGCTAAGCGCAACTATTATAAGAGCAAAGGCTATAAGGTAATGCTTGAAGCTGTGCTAGAGGATGGCGAACAAGTGTGGTATGTTCGCTGGTATAGCCAGTCATGAAATACTATCGTTACTATAAGTGTCTTGACGTAGCAACGAACTACATGCAAAGCTATATAGCAGATGGGTTTGATTGTGAGTTAACTCACATTGAACCAACGCATGACGGTTGTGAATGGCTACTAATATTCAGTTGACAATGCAGTGCCTAGCGACATACACTACGGACTCACAGCACAGGCAACGGTTAGGGTTAACCAATGCTGGCCGGTTGGATTAAGCCTAGATAGAAAAATGAGGCTTGACACAATGACAGAATGCTGTATACTTAACCCAACAAGAGGCAAACGGGCCTCGGGGCTTCTAACCAAACTGTATGTCCTAGCAGGTAGGGCGGGTTAGTCTGGACACTTTGGGCGCAGCCTTGAATGGCGTAGTTCACTGAATAAGGTCTGATTGTCACGTCGAGACTATAAGCGGCTGGAGCTACGGTGCTCAGAAACCGCCCAAACGACCAAGCGTATCTTGGGGGCCAGCTAGTGCCCAAAGTGCCGACTGACATTCGCCTGATAGCAAAGGCCCGTGAGCAGTGAGCTACTAGCCTTAGTCGTGACGATAACGTAACACGTCACCCTTTGAAGTCTCGTAAAGAGCAAAACCCGTAAGGGTTTACCTAAGGACACTATAGTCTAGTGTGTTTAGGTAAACGCTAAGGAGAATATAGAAATGAGTAAACGCAAACATCATACACTCGTTAGCAAACCTCTAGCGAGCCGCACGTTTCAACTGGTTGACGCTCTGTTACTTGACGGTAGCCTTGATGCGAAACGTCAATACCGTAACTTGAAGGCCAGCCACAAAAAGAAGGTTAAGCAAGTTGTCTCAATGGGCAAGGTTGCTGGCTTCTGGAATCCAGATGGTAAGCGTCAAGCCCGAGGCAGTGGCGTTAAGTGCGCAACCATTAACAAGGTGTGGAAAGACAAGCAGTAATGCAATGCCGACCGCTGCAATAAACCCTAGAAACTAATTTGGAGTTACAACCATGACCGCTATCAAATATGTAATGCCTAAAGACGCCGCCGAACTGGCTAAACTGTGCGACAAGGCTGTCAAGTCTGTACAGACCGCCCGTGTTAACGTACAGCAGGCCGCTGTAGGTGTCTTGTACCATGCCTTCAAGCATGGCGACTACAGCGCCGCTACCAGCCTTGTAACCTCGTTGGGTAACACTATCAACGGCAAAGCACTGGTGGAATTCTTTGTTAAGTTCGGCGGTCTGTCGATTGACGAAGAAAAGGGCGCTTTCGTTGATTGGAAAGGTAAGGACTACATTGAAAAAGCGTTCAATGACGCTAAAGCCACAATGTGGTGGGACTTGAAGTTGCAACAACCATTCAAGGGCTTTGATCTTGAAGCGGCGCTTCAGAACGTGCTGAAAAAGCACAAGGAGACGCAAGAAAAGGTCAAAGGCATGACGCCAGAAGATCAAGCGAAAGTGAACATGCATGTTAACGAGGCTACCATGCAACAGTTGTTCGCTATCTGTAACTTCGAGGCTATCGTTAGCCAAGAAGAACAAGAGGCAGCAGACAAGGCTGCTTAACAAACAATAAAAGCCTATTAGTAATTACTAGTAGGCTTTTGAGGTTTAGTTAGAAGTAGTAAGAAGTAATAGAAGTAAGTAATAGTTAGTATACTATACTAGAGTCGTTTTCTAGACAAAACGATACAACCGAGGGTAAAAATAAATGAATACTTATGCAAATGTATCTTTAGCCGATGCGTATATGGGCTATGTCGAAGGTGGTCAAGCCTTTGTCTGCGATGGTGACAGCCAGTCTGTAAGCGTTGGCGATGAAGAAGAAGAAACGGAATGTCTGCTGTAACGGTAGTGCGTTCACCCGCCCGTATTGCATGGTGGGTTATGTTCAATGGCGTCATTGTAGATACGGCTGATAGGAAGTATCAGGCCGTTGCATTGGCGTCTGTATATCAACGTAAGGTTGGTTAAGGATATATCGCCATGCTCTTAATCTATGCGTTCATTGGCTTGTGCGTTGCGTTTGGCATCATGGCCATAAGTCTTTTCTGTGCGGTTATGCAATGCCAGCGCTTGCCATTTTGGGCAGCAATTGAAAACGACGATTGGTTTCATACCAATCATGACGACAGTTTGAGCAGCCTGCCTGAGAGTGCTCAGAAGGCAGACATTAACAATACCCGCTACCCTTCATAGGGCAGTGTCCTTAAAACGTCCTACAGGGGCTTACAGAGCCTCACGGGGTTATCTATGCTCGTTATCGGTGGTTCCTTTCATGTATCTAACGGAAACCGTGCTCTTGAAGACGCTGTGGAACTGGTTCCAGTGTCATTGGAGCGTATTCGTCTGTTCACTCAGCAAGTCAAAGTAGCAAAGGACTTGTTCGACTTGCGAGACGCAGTGAGCCGTCTGGCTGAAGATGATATTAACATCGTCGGTAGCCGTGGCTATGTGTACTCCAGCAAGTTGCTGGCTCGCCTCATTCCGTCCGACGGGCTACGTTGGGAACCTAACTTGCTGCCTCGTACAGTGGGTTTGCGTGCCAAGTATCTGGAATTGGCGGGTTTCAATCATGTATAAGGCGTTGCTATTCCTGATAATGTTCTGGGGCTTGTTTGCCCTAGTCGGGATTAACAACTCTCTCGAATCAATTGCCGCTAGTGAGGCTACACTAGCGTCTCCCGTGTTGCTGATTGGGCCGCAATGCGAAGGGAATTCTAGCAACCGCTAGATGTTTACAGGCCAGTAGTACATTGGCCTAGTTGTCATAGGTGAAATATGAAAGCAAGGCTTTACTACTGGGGGCACGAAGTTCTGGCACATAAAGGTGAGCACACTTGCCATGTCGCTTATCTTGTCATGACTGTCGTTGAAGGCCATGGTTTACACACCATCTTTGCGGGAGGTGTTGTGTTCTTCATGTTTGCGAGTCGTCTGTTTACAGGCGGATTAGCAAATGAAGACTAAGGCCATCATTGAAGCTCATCCGTGGCTAAGAATGGAACATTTGGTGTTGATGAAGATCGGCCTTAGTGCCACATTCTTAGCCGTATACATGGTGCCTCCTCCTTACAACATCGTTGTAGGTGCGGGGGCTAACTTAGTCTGGCTCTGGAAGGTGTAAGGTGAACACATCGTGACACTAATGTGTGAGAAACTTTCGTCCGGTTGCGTCTGGGTTTGTGAAAACGAAGACGAAGGCATCTGGCGTAAGGTTGTGCATGGAAGTAACGCACGAAAACGTACTAAGCCAGCGGGCTTTGTATCCGTGGGTTTCTATCCGGTCATTCACCCCCAACGCTATAAGGTGTGGAATGAAGACTTCGAGCAAAGGGAAGAACATTGATGAGGCTGCCATTCTCCTGATTGGTACGTTCTTTGCGATGTTCGCACTATTGGCAGTGAGCATCATTGCCCAAATGCACTAGCGTTAAGCGATGTTGGTGCCTGTAATAAACTTCAGAAACTAAAATCGGAGATACACCATGACCAAGATTGTAACCTGTAAGTGTGCTAACAGCTATCAGGACGCTACCTACGGCAAGCAACAACGTGTTGCTAACTTCTGTCTGAAGAAGGGCGCACAAGGGCCTAAGCAAGCCCACAAATGCACTGTCTGTGGTGCCTTTCACCTGTAAGTGATTTGTAAAGCACACTAGCGGCGTAATGGCCAGCCACTCTAAATGGTCTAGTGTGCTTTGCAGCTTCACTAACCCAACGAAAGGAAAGTATCATGCGTGGCACAGTAGCTAAACGTATTCGTAAACTGGTACAACGTGACTTCATCGGCCAACCGGAGCGCTCTTATGTTGAAATTCAGCACAAAGGCTATCTGGTCCCAACTGCTGCACTGGGGCAGGATGGTAAGCAAATCATGCAGACCATCACGCCAATTCAAGTCAAGCTGTCTGAAGGTTGCCAGCGCAACATCAGCCAGTATGTCAAACGCCACTATGCTGGCCAGTCCTTCACTCAACTGTAAAGGTTACGTCATGAAACGGGAAGACTTCTGGCAAGCGTTGCGTGGTCAACACAAGTTCCTGACTTGGATGGACAAGAATCCTAAGCAGTGGACTCAGTGTACATCGTTCGCTGTGGTGCATCCTGACCACACGTTCATGTGCCCACAAACCAACTGCTTTGCTTCCATGGCAGAGTATTACAACAAGAACACGGCCAATCAGCCTGACCTGATCCAAGGTAAGCCGGGCAACGGTCGTGGTTCCGTGGCGTTCATTGTAGGCATCCAGAAGGACTACAAGGACTACTACGGCGACGAAGACAAAGGCCCCGGCAAGAAACGTGGTGCTGCTGAAGACCTGAAGTATCTGGACTGGGTTATCAATCGCTCGCCATGGTCCAAGGCATTCGTAAGTAAGTCTGCCAAGTACGCCACACTGAAGCGCTCTGTCATCATGGATGCCAAGGCACCCTCTAACCTCATGGTTGGTGGTGGTGTAGCAATCAGGCGTCTGTGGGAAACACTGCGCATCAAGAAGGCATGGCTTGATGCTGTCGAGGCAGGGGTTAACGAAGACCTCGCTTACTTCCTCGCTGCGTCCAGCCAGTACACCAACAACAACAAGTCAATCAAGTGGGGCGAGGCTGAGTGTGGTCACATGAACCTCGCCGTCCAGAGCATGGACTTGGCTGACCTCAAGGCTTTCCTTGAGCATAAGCCGTGGCACCTGAACAAGTCTTACTCTGAAGACCAGAGCTATCAGGGCTACAGCAACATGTTCGTCAAGGAAAAGGACCGCTACAAGGTGGGCACTGCTCACGTCTGGATTGCCAACAACTTCCCTTGGAAGGACGAGGTAGCTCAGAAGGTAGACGCTGACGCCGTGGCTAATCCATTCGCTGCTGCTCGTCCAGTTCGGCGTGAAACAGATTACGCCGATGTTAAAACAGCTTGGGCCAAGTGGGCTGAGTTCCAACACGTACTGTTCAAGGAAATTGGCTATGCCCAATAAGGTTTATATCGTAGGTGGTGATGGCGCTATTCAGCGAATGTTTGAGCGTGCTGGCTGGGAAGTGGTAGCTGATGCCCTTCAAGCTGACGTGTTCCAGTTCACTGGTGGCTCCGATGTATCACCCTTCCTGTACGGTGAGAAGAATCACCGTACCACTGGCAATGACCCTCGCCGTGACCTGATTGAAATGGGTTACTACCAGTTGGCCCACATGTTGGGCAAGCCTTGCATCGGCATCTGTCGTGGTGGTCAGTTCCTCAACGTCATGAACGGCGGCAAGATGTGGCAACACGTCAATGGTCACGCTATCCATGGTACTCACGTTGCCTATGTTATCGGCGTAGATGGTGACGTGATCGACGAAGTTCAAGTAACTTCCACTCATCACCAAATGATGCGTGAAGGTGAACGTGGTGCTGTGTTGGTACGTGCCAACGAAGCTACATGGTTGGAGAACGACACCATCAAGACAAAGGCCGACCCCGGCTATCCTGATGTTGAATGCGTTTGGTATCCAGACACTAACAGTCTGTGCTTCCAGCCACACCCTGAGTATGGTGTCCAGTCTTGTACTGACCTGTACTTCCAACTCATCGAACGTACTATCGGGCTTAAGTAATGGACAGTGAACTCATCCGCCGTCAAGGTTTGGCTAAGTCCCTAGGTCGTAAAGACTTTTGGGTTAAGGCTTTCCAGACGGCACATGCCAGTGGTAAGAGTGCAACCCTCGCCGCTATTGAGGCAGATGATGCCTTGATCGAATACGACCGACGCTTCGAGTCCCTGTAACGGGATAGCCAAGCGCTTAATTAACCTGAGAAAATTTAGGAGGCTGTATGGCCGTTCAGAAACATGATTTTGAGGGTTGCTGTACAGCCGACATCCTCACAAGTTTTGGTGAAAGCCACACAAGTGAGTATGGCTACAATGCTGTGCAGTATGACAAGCTGTGGCGTGAGGTAGTTGGTAAGGTAAACAACTGCACTCGTCATGGCATTGTCACTGCCATCCTGACCAGTGAACAAACCACTGCGGCTAAGGTTCTAAAAGACCTTGGCTTCATTGGTACTGGTCCAGCAAGCAAGGATCGTCACCCTGAAGTGACCATCGAATTGTTCTACCTTCATGTTCAAGGCTGGAAAGAGCCAGCTAAACCTGAAGAACACGCTGTGATAGCAGAGAAGCAGGCTCAGGAGCGCCCACGAGACGCTCAGGGACGTTTCATTGCTGAACCTGCACCAGCGGTCAACCCGTTCCAAGTTCAAGCTGTAGCAGCCGAAGAGGAGCTTCCTGACTGGGACCTCTTTAATGATGAAGAGGAAGAGGAGGACGAAGAAGTTGGTCCTTATCGTCTGTTCATCCGTGGTGCAGCCCCTCGCAACATTCGCTATTACGCTACTCGGGTCAGTAACCGGACTGGCGTGATGGTTGAACGGACCATCGCTGTAGAAGAAGCTCAGGAATATGAGACCGAAGAGGTTGAAGTAATCCAACGTCATCGTGCTGCTCATGGGCATCATCCCTTTGAAGTAGAAGCTGTTTAACTACCCAATTTTTGGAAGGAATTTATTATGTGTGGACTTGTAGGCGCTGCTGGTAAACTGGGAAGCAACGAAGAACGTATGTTCAAACGTCTGCTGGAATTCGATACAGTGCGTGGTCCACATTCGACTGGCGTATTGTTCGTCAGCTCTGCTGGTGCAACTGAAGTTATCAAGCGTGTTGGTACACCGTGGGACTTCTACCAGTTCAAAGCTGTCGATGAGAAGTTCCGTCTGTTTCACTCTGTGCTGATGGGCCACAATCGTTGGGCCACTCAAGGCAAGATCAACAACACGAATGCTCACCCGTTCGAGATTGACACCATCATCGGTGCTCACAACGGCACACTGACCACTCGCTACCAGCTTGACGACCACGCCAAGTTCGACGTTGACAGCGAGAACATCTTCCACCACATGGAAAACCATGGCATTCAGGAGACGACACCTAAGCTCAACGGTGCGTTTGCCCTGACATGGTGGGACAAGAAAGATCGCTCGCTGAACTTCATCCGCAACGATCAGCGTCCATTGTTCTACGTGTTCAGCGATGACAAGAAGTCTTTGTTCTGGGCATCAGAGGTATGGATGTTGACTGTTGCTGCTCATCATGCAGTGGTCAAGCTGGGCAAGATCGAAGAGCTTCCAATCGGTGTTCACTACCGCTTCGACGTACCCCTCGGCCCTCTCGCTACTGCGAAAGAGTTCGACAAGCCAGTGGCTGTCAAGTGTGAACTCTACACCCCACCAGTGTACAACACCGGCACTTACTATGGGGGCAACAAGGTAAACGAACCCTTTCCAAGAAAGCCTGCCTTGGTGACTCCCCGACCTGAGTCGAAAGCTGTGGGTACTGTCACAGATATTGTTAGTCGTCTTGAAGGCAAGGAACGGCCTCGGATCGTATCTGGCAACGCGTCTTTTATGGAGTATCAGAAACGCATGAACAAGAACGTTGCCTTCACTGTGCAATGTGCTGCGACTGCTGCTAACCAGAAGTACATACAGTGCTACGCCATCGACGACGAGCGCATCAGCATTCGTTGCTATCCGGGTGAAGGCACTGCGCTGTGGAAGAAACTCCTCGGCAGTACAATGGCGTTCAAGGGCATGGTTAAGTCGTTCACCAGCAATGGTGGCATGCACTTGACCATTGATCTGCGTTCGATCATGGAAGATCCAAAAGCTACAGCCCTGATGAGTGGGGACGAGGAGTTGGATGATGCCGACTTTCCTGTCCTTCTTGAAGGGTACAAAGGAGAACTCCTGACTCCAGCGGAGTTCAAGAAAGCCACAGAGAATGGCTGTGCATGGTGCAAGCAAGACACCTGTCTCGAAGAGGCAGATGATATCGTCTTTGTTGGTCCGTCGGAATTCATCTGCCCGGACTGCAAGGACTTCACAGATGTTGCGGACTACATCAAACAAACCGAGGGTAAATAACATGGCACTTCAAGTTCTCGTTGGCGCTGATCCAGAAATCTTCATGTTCGACCAAGCCGGTAAGCCTGTCTCTGCACATGGCGCTATCCAAGGCGACAAGAAGAACCCGTTCAAGGTAGAGCATGGCGCTGTCCAAGTGGATGGCATGGCACTGGAGTTCAACATCGACCCTGCGTCCAGCAAGGAAGAGTTCTCCCGTAACATCCAAGCTGTACTGGCAACCCTCACCAGCATGGTGCCGGGCTATACCCTGAAGTCCTGCCCAGTGGCAGAGTTCGGTGCTGAGTACATCAAGGCACAACCAATGGAAGCATTGGAGCTGGGCTGTGAGCCTGACTTCGACGCTTACACCAACGGTGGGGTTAACCCACGGCCTAACGGTCAGGTTCCTTTCCGTACTGCTGCTGGTCACGTTCACATCGGCTGGGGTGCAAGCATCCCTACTGATGACCCTGTCCACCTTGAGGCCTGCGTCATGGCCTCTAAGCAATTGGACTGGTCGCTTGGCCTGGGTTCGTTGTTGTTTGACGGTGGTCCTGAAGGCCGCAAGCGTCGTCAACTGTACGGTGCCCCCGGTTGCTTCCGTCCGAAGTCTTACGGTGTTGAGTACCGCACCCTGAGCAATGCATGGTTGCAGTCCAAGGCCCTGATGGAATGGGTCTTCGAGGTAACTCAGAAGTCCATGTCCGATCTGTCTGAAGGTATTGCCTACGGCCAACATGGTGGCGAGGCACGGACCATCATCACTGGTGTGTTCGATACCCGCACCATTGAAGACTACTTCAAACGTAGTGGCTGCCCATTGCCACCGGGCTACAACAGCCGCACTAAAACTTTCAACCTCGCCTAAAGGTAACGTGTCATGAGTATGTATGGTAACGATCACGAGTATGCAAACTCTCGTCTAGAACAAACTGTCGTGGTGTATGACGGCAAGCCCGTGTTCGTAACATGTGTGCAACGTGGCATGACAGCTACCGTGTCTTACCTCGACAGCATCGAGACGTTCTTCAAGGTAAAGGTTGATGAACTTGACCTGCACCCTGTCCGTCTCGGTTACTGCAACCGTGGTGGTGCGGTAGCTTACCTGATGCGTAAGCCTATGCGTCGTGACTGGCGTCAAGGCCTACGCTTCGGGAACTTCACTGCCATCGGTGACTTCCCTGCTGAGGCGCTGAGTTACAAGGATGTTGGCCAAGTAATCCTTGGCAAATATCCTACCTTCGCCAAGGTGTTGGAAGAGATTACAAAGAAACGTGTTCACTCTATGGCATGGTGCCGTGAGTGGGCAATTGACAGCGGCCTGCGTCTTTGGCACAAACGTAATGTGGTTGGCACCATCGAAGATGGTAAGCCTGTTCTGAATGCTGAGAGCCACTTTCTACGTGAAGCTCTGGAGGAAGTATTGTGAAGACTGTCGCTGATTGGTTCCTCATCCCTAAAGGTTTCATGACCAAGGGTGACGTTGGTATCGAGATTGAGGTGGAAGGTAAGAACCTCCCTCAAGTCGATAAGTATTGGAAGATGGAGAAGGATGGTAGCCTGCGTGGCGAGGAGAACATGGAGTATGTTCTTGCCAAGCCTTCGTCCATGAAAGAAGCTGACATCGCGCTGAAGTATCTGAACGTGATGTACAAGAAGTTCGGCTCGGTAGTTGACGACACCGTTCGGGCTGGTGTACACGTTCACGTTAACGTACAGCACCTGAACATCGTCGAGCTGTACAACTTCATCACCATCTACATTATCTTGGAAGATGTACTGACCAAGTTCTGTGGGCCGCACCGTGAAGGCAACCTCTTCTGTCTGCGCACTGGTGATGCAGAGTTCCTGCTGTATGCGCTGCAAGAAGCAGCCAAGACCCGTCGCTTCCGTAACCTTGTCAGCGATGACCTGCGTTACGCTTCGATGAACGTCAAGGCACTGGGCACATACGGTTCGCTTGAGTTCCGTGCCATGCGTGGTACTCGTGACCTCGACCTGATCTACAAGTGGGCTGAGATTCTGCATGGCCTGCGTGAAGTAGCCAAGACCTTCACAGACCCTACAGACGTCGTTAACTCCTTCAGTGGTGGTGACGTACAACTGTTCATGAATCGTTGCCTGAAGGACAACGCAGGCCTGTTCTTGGAGTATCCAAACTGGAAGTCGTCGGTACTGGCTGGTGTTCGTCGTGCTCAGGACGTAGCGTTCTGCACTAACTGGCAGAAGTTCTACGAACAGGAGGTTGTTAATCCTTTCGAGATTCCTATGCCATTTGGTGAGGAAGGCAACCGCCCAGCACCTAAGCCTCGTGTTCCTAAGGCCCCGGTAGGCTTCATCGCCAACCCATACAAGGAGCCAGTAGAGCCAATCCCTGAAGGGGTTGATCCTGAAGAGTGGGTCTCTGTAGAGATTCTGAAGGACACCTGTGGCTTCAAACGTGGTCAGATTGTGTGGATGGCCAAGGATGAGGACAACGGTAACTCTATGTTGGTAGGTTATGGCGCTGCCTTTAACAATGGCCCACAGGGTATGGCTGCTGCATGGGTGCCTAACGAATACTTCAAGGCTACCGCTCGTGACATCCCATATGTCCATGACCGTCGGGTGATGGCCGGAATGGCTCAGCTTGCATTGGGTGATGCATTCATGGCTGGCCAAATCAAGGCCGCTGCTAAGGCGCCTGAATGGATTAAGGTCCCACCTAAGGCAGCCCAAGTGGCTAACAAGGTTGATGGCCACGGCATCCCGCCTGTGCCATTCCCTACGCTTCAACAGGTAGGCCTGACCCGTGATGAACTTACTCGTGAAGAGTATGACTGGTTGGTGCGCCTGAAACGTGAAGACAAACCGGGTTCATACAAAGTGTTCCTGACCCAAGTAATGGCCCGCCTTGCTCGTGAAGCAATGGAACAAGAGGAAGATAACCATGACTACTAAGTTGTATGCATACAAGCAAGGCAGCGCCAGTGCTAAGGCATTGGCCGCTGGCCTCGACATCAAAGTCCTCAAAGTTGAGGGCAGCAAGTGGCGTCCCAAGGCCGCTGACGTGATCATCAACTGGGGTAGCTCTGCTACTCCGGCTGCATACAATGGGCTGAAAGTCTATAACCCCGGCGAAAAGGTAGCTAACGCCACCAATAAGCTGACCTTCTTCAATACGGTGGAGGGTGATGTAGTCATCCCATCCTTCACCACTGACAAGAATGTTGTGGCCGGTTGGCTGGCTGATGGGGCTACTGTTGTGGCTCGTCAGAAGTTGACCGGCCATAGTGGTGAGGGCATCGTCATCATCGAAGCTGGTGATCGTATCGTTGACGCCCCTTTGTACGTCAAGTACGTACCCAAGAAAGATGAGTACCGTATCCATGTGCTGGGCGGTAAGGTTGTTGACATCCAGCGCAAGGCACGTAACAAGGAAGTCGAGGACGGCAAGATTAACTGGAAGGTGCGCAATCACCATAACGGCTTTGTCTTCGTCCGTAACGACGTTAACCCACCGGCCATGGTAACTGAGCAAGCCGTCAAGGCTATCGAAGTGACCGGCCTAGACTTTGGAGCTGTCGATGTTATCTGGAATGACAAGCATCAAATGGCTTATGTCCTTGAAGTCAACACTGCTCCGGGCCTTACAGGCACGACGCTTGAAGGCTATGTCGCCCGTTTCAAGGAACTTCTGCAACTGTAACCAAGGGCGTCTGCCCTGTTCCTGTAAGGAGTAACTGTCATGATTGCTTTAGTGGCTCTCATGTTCATGCTTAAGCGAGGGACAAGACCATGACCCTCGATCAATTAAATCGTTTGCGTATTGACCTGAACGAAGCACGTAACGGCTACTTGAAGTCTGAACCTAAAGTCGTCGATCGTGCTAAGAAGGTCTACAAAGATGCAGACTTCCGATACATGTACGGTTGTCGGGAGTATATCGAAGCGCTCATGGGCGATAATGGGATGCTGGAGCAAGGAGTTTTCTTTAGAAAATAATTTGTATCTTTTTCCTCGCTAAAAGACTCTAGATAAGTCCTAGAGTATTAATAACAACCATTGGAGAAATAGATGGGGCAATGCCTGATTAAACTACCACACTCTTGCGGGAGCCGTGATGGTCTACAGGTCTTCGAGCAAGAAGACGGTAGCCTTGACGGGTATTGCTTTTCCTGTAAGAAACGTGTAGCTCACCCTTTGGGTGACGGCAAGCGGGCTGAGGACATCCCTCAAGCACAGCGCTTGCGTAAGACTAAGGAAGAAATTGCAGCAGAGTTGGAGGAAATCCATGGCTACCAAACCATTGACCTACCAGACCGTAAGCTGCGAGCTGACATCCTTAGTGAGTACGGTGTCAAGATTGGTGTAAGCGAACAGGACGGTAAGACACCAACCTTTCAGTTCTTCCCGTATTACAGCGGGAACGAGTTCAAAGCCTACAAAGTCAAACTTCTTGATGGTAAGAAGTTCTGGTCTATTGGTGATCAAAAGGATGTTGATCTGTTCGGTTGGCAGTTGGCTAAAGAGTCAGGAGCACGACGTCTTATCATTACGGAAGGTGAGAACGACGCTATTGCGCTTGCCAAAATCTTCCAAATCTATGAGAAGGAACAGTACCGTGACACCATCCCAGCAGTTGTTTCTTTGCCTCATGGTTCTGCTTCTGCTGAGCGTGACATAGCACGTCTGCTCCCTGAGATTCGTAAGCACTTCAAAGAGATTAGTCTTTGCTTTGATGACGATGATGCAGGACATGCAGCAGTTGACGCAGTGTGTAAGATTCTTCCAGATGTCCATGTCATTAACCTGCCACTCAAAGATGCTAATGAGTGTCTGATGCAGGGTAAAGGCAAGGCAGCCTATCAAGCTGCTAAGTGGAAAGCTGAGAAGAAGAAGAACACTCGTCTTGTGTTCGGTGAGGATATGCATGAGTCAGCCCGTGAGCCAGCCAAGTACGGTGAGCTTACATGGCCTTGGCAGGACTTGAACGACATCACAAGGGGCATCCGCTACGGTGAGACTATCTACATCGGGGCTGGTGTTAAGATGGGCAAGAGCGAGCTGCTGAACGCCTTGGCTGCTCACTTTGTTAAGAACCACGAGATTAAAGTGTTCATGGCTAAGCCTGAAGAGGCAAACGCCAAGACGTATAAGCTCATGGCCGGTAAGATTGTAGGGAAAATCTTCCATGACCCAGATAAAGAGTTTGACTACGAAGCATATGACAAAGCTGGTGAGATACTTAAAGGCAAATTGTCTATGGTCAATCTCTATCAGCACCTTGGATGGGAAACTCTCAAAGCAGACATTTACGCTGCTGCGGCATGGGGTGCAAAAGCGGTATTCATTGACCCGATCACAAACCTCACCAACGGTGTTAATGCGGCTGACGCCAACACCAAGCTCCAAGAAATCGCCCAAGAACTTGCGGCTATGGCTCTTGACCTCAACATTGTAGTGTTCATCTTTGTCCACTTGAAAGCTCCTGAAGGCAACATCAGTCAGGAACAACGACTCAAGAAGTACAAGGACAACAAGTACATCGGCCTTGGTAACTGCCCTCATGAACTTGGTGGTGATGTAACGTCCAGCCAGTTCGCTGGTAGCCGTGCAATGATGCGTAGTTGTAACCTCATGCTTGCGCTTGAAGGTAACAAAGACCCTGAACTGCCGGGACCTATCCGTAATATGCGTAATCTCAAGTTACTGGAAGACCGAGAGTTCGGTGCCAGTGGTAACTTCCCACTCTATTGGAATGAAAATGACGGCCTCTTCAAACAAGTTTAAAGAACGTAACCAAGTGATCGAGGCTTACTATCGTGCTAACAAGCGCAAGCTTGTGCAGAAAGTAAGTGGTCGTGCTGGCACTCCAGAGAATGCTGAGGACATTGTACAGAATGCTTTTGTAAACGCCTTGCAATATTGGACACCTGAAGTAAAGGATATGGACGCTTGGTTCGGCCGTATCTTGAGCAGTTGCCTGAAGCGTTTCATGTCTGATGATCGTCGGTATGGGACTACCGATGAGTTTGACGAGGAAATGCACGAAGGTGTTAAGATGGGGCATGCTGATCAAGACTTGATCGACAAAGTTATCCGTGACATCAAAGGTAAGAACAAACAGAATCAGGAGATTCTGGACCTTTATTTTGTCAAGCAGTTATTGCCTGCCGACATTGTAGAAATCATGGATGTCCCAAACATCACTGTCAGACAATGTGTCATACGCTTCAAGGCAGAAGTGCGTGAGAAGTATGGTGCTGCTCTCTAATGCAAGCCATCTTCGACATTGAGGCTAATGGCCTTAACCCTGATCGCATCCATTGCTTGTCAGTGAATGTTGATAAGAAGGTTAAGTCCACCGTAGACTACGACAACATGCGTAGCTTCTTCGGTAAGGCAACTGTGTTGATCGGACACAACATTGCACGATTCGACGTGCCAGTGTTGGAGCGTATCCTTGGTATCAAGATTCGATGCAAGATCGTAGACACACTTGCGCTGTCATGGTATCTGGAACCTAAGCGTGTACGTCACGGCTTGGCTTGGTGGGGTGAAGAGTTTGGTGTACCCAAACCACCCATTGACGATTGGGAAAATCTCCCGATTGAAGAGTACATCAACCGTTGTGAAGAAGACGTTAAGATCAACACGAAGTTATGGGACAGGCAGTGGAGGCAACTGCTAAGGCTGTATGGCAGCGAGGAGGCTGCATGGCGGCTGATAGATTACCTCAGCTTTAAAATGGATTGTGCGAGGGAGCAGGAGGCTTCACGGTGGAAGATAGATGTACCTCACACCGTAGAAGTGCGTGACAGGCTGTTAGCTGAGAAGGAGAAGAAGACGGTTGAGCTTATTGAAGCTATGCCTCGTCTCCCAATCATCAAGCCAAGGACAAAACCTGCTAAGTTGTTCCTCAAAGGTAAGGTTAACGTCCTTACTGTAGCTGGGGAGAACTGGTTTGCGTTGTTGAAGGAACAAGGTTTACCAGAGGATTACGAAGGAGTTGTTCAGGAGATTGTGGGTTACAAGGAACCTAACCCCGGATCGTCTGATCAAGTGAAGTCATGGTTGTATGGAGCTGGTTGGATTCCAGAAACCTTTGAGTTCAAACGGAACAAGGAGACTGGCGAGACACGTCAGATTCCTCAAGTCAATCTGAAACAAGGCGGTGGTATTTGTAAGAGTATCAAGCGTCTGTATGTCAAGGAACCGAAGTTTGAAGTCCTTGATGGGTTGTCTGTTCTTACTCACCGTATAGCGATCCTGAATGGGTTCCTAAATAACGTGGATGATGAAGGTTATGTCCAAGCACAAGTGCAAGGACTTACCAACACGTTACGCTTCAAGCACAGGGTGGTTGTCAACCTTCCGGGTATTGATAAGCCTTATGGTGCTGATATCCGGGGCTGTTTGGTTGCTCCTGAAGGTTATGAGCTATGTGGTAGCGACATGAGCAGCTTGGAAGATCGGACCAAGCAACACTTCATGTTCCCGTATGATCCTGAATACGTAGAAGAAATGATGACAGACGACTTTGATCCACACATTGACTTGTGTGTTCAAGGTAAGCTGATGAGTCTTGAGGACGGCAACCGGTTTAAGGCTGCTGACGATCACTTCAAGCACACGGAGTTGTTTAAGAAGCTGAAGCTAGTGCGGCAGATTGGCAAGAAGGCAAACTACACATGTGTGTATGGTGCTGGTGATGCTGCTGTTGCTCGTGCTGCTGAAGTTGATTTGAAGGCAGGAGCCGAACTTAAGGAAGCATATTGGAAACGGAATTGGTCTGTACTTAAGGTAGCTGAGGATCAGATAGTCAAGTCATGCTTAGGTATGAAGTGGTTGTTCAATCCAGTCAGCCAACTGTGGTACTCGCTGCGTCATGAAAAGGACAGGTTCTCTACGCTCAATCAAGGTACTGGTGTTTGGTGCTTCGATACGTGGATCAAGAACTTCCGTAAGAAACGCCCTCAGTTAACTGGTCAGATGCACGATGAGGTTATCCTCTGCATCAAGATTGGTTACAGAGAGAAGTGTACTGCCTTGCTCAAGGAAGCTATGCGTGAGACTAACGCAGAGTTGAATCTTAATCGGGAGCTTGATTGCTCTGTTGACTTCGGTCTGAGCTATGCAGAAATTCATTGATCTATTGGTTGATCCATACGCTGTAAACATTTGGGGCACTAACAACCAACTTACACGAGAGCATGTACAACAGTGCCTTCGTGATGGCTGGGTTGAGTCTGCCCCACTGGGTCCAGAAATGGACCACAGAAGTACATGGCTTCACGCTGCTCGTGTGGCTTACTTCGTAGAGAACAACGACTACGAGCCTATTGACGTAGACGTTCACTTCACAGGAGAAGGAGACCCATACCTATGGGTTACTGATGGAAACCACAGGCTGGCTGCTGCACTGTACATTGGCAGCAAACACATTAACGTGAGGACATAGTGGCAGACGAGAAAAGCATAACAAGTAAAATCATTGGGGTGGCGTTCACCCTGCTCAAAGGCCTATCAGTGCCTATCATTGGTGGACTCATTGCCTATGCAGTGACCTACCCAATCGGCTACCTGAGCTGTACTAAGTACGGCGAGGCCAAGCAAATTGACACGAAGTATGTTTGGTTTCAATGCTACGTGAAGACAGACCAAGGTAAGTGGTTGGAGAAGACTGAATTCCTTGCAAGTCAAGTGGGCATGAAGCTCATACTTAAACCAGAGCTGTGATATGTTGATAGTCTGGTCAGTGTTTATCTGGTCAATCTGGCATTGCCTATTCCAGTCGGAAGAAGCAAGTGACAAGATGTGGACAGAGATAGCAACAATTCTTAATATCAAAGAGGCAACAAACTAATGGCATTGAATGCACGTAACGTCCCTAAAGTTGGTGGTGGTCCTGCTCAAGAACCTATCGACGCTGGTAGCTACCCAGCTCGTGTGGTACAGATTCTGGACTTGGGTGTCCAAGAGCAACGTCCTTACAAGGGTGAAGCCAAGCCACCAGCACATGAAATCATGCTGACTTACGAGTTCGCTGATGAGTTCATGAAGGATGAGAACGGTGATGACATCGAGGACAAACCTCGTTGGTTGTCTGAGACCTTCCCACTGCGTAACCTTGACGCTGACTTGGCAACCAGCACTAAGCGTTACAAAGCGTTGGACCCAACCGAGGCATACGGTGGTGACTTCACAGAGCTGGTTGAAACACCATGCACTCTGGTGATTGTCAACAACGTAGGTACTGGCAAGAACGCTGGTAAAATCTACAACAACATTCAGGCTGTCTCTGCAATGCGTCCTCGTGATGCTGCCAAGGCACCTGAGCTGGTTAACCCTCCGAAAGTATTCGTACTGGACGAGCCAGACTTGGAAGTATTTAAGTCTCTGCCAGAGTGGTTGCAAGATAAGATCAAGGGCAACCTTGACTTCGACGGTAGCCCGCTTCAGGAAGCTCTGGAGGGCGGTGCTAAGGCTAAGCCTGCCAAGGGTAAGGGCAAGCCTGCCAAGCCTCCTGTAGAGGAAGCTGAGGAGCCTGAAGACGACGATGATATTGACGGTGAACCAGAAGACGGTCAGGAGTGGTAAGTATGAGTGAGATTCAAACCAACGAGCAACTAACAGCCGAGCTGTATTTCTATCTGGAGAAACTTGGTCTGGTACAGGCCCGAGTGGACCAACTGGTAGGTCATGAAGTATTGCAAGCACGCATTCAGTCAACACTGGCTAGTGTGCAAGCTGTACTCACTGACGCCATCATCGTACTGCAATAATGGTCATCTTCGTCTGGAGTGATGGCCACTGGTTGTGGGAGCGTGAGTTCCAGTATCGTATCAGTGGTCGGTCTATGGCTTACTCTCGCATAGACCTTGACCGTCTGGACGATTACCCAGCTCTCACAGATGTTCAAAAGAAAGCAATAGAGGAAGCACTAGGTGAGTAATAAAGAAGTTCAAGTGGGTCAGTTTGCTGAAGTTCTGGACGGTACTTTGGGGACTTATGGTGTGAAGAAGGGCGACATTGTGTATCTGGCTGGTGACAGTCTTGTGCGTGTCGATGAAGACCCTTACCACTTCCGTAAAATCTTTCTCGCTGCTTTCCTGAAAGGTAAGCACATTGATCTGGACGTCAAGCCGTTCACCATTGATGGTAAGCGTCTTAAGCCTGTCTCGACAGCCAAGCAAACCCGACTAGATGAAGTTCGTCTGGCAGACTTTGCCAAGCAAGAGACTGAAATCCAGATTGCAACTGGCGGGTTCTAATGACTCCACTAATCGACGCAGATGTGCTCCGCTACGAGATTGGGCATTCAGGTCAGTATCTTGACCTGCCCAAGCCGGGGATGACGAAGGAAGAAGCTGAAGCTTGTACAGGTGAGCTGATCGTTCGTAACTTCGACTTCGTAGCGGACCTGCTCGATCAGAAGATTAAGGAAATCTGTGCGGAGGTTTGGGCAACCGAACCTCCTGTGCTGTACCTTACCAATGACCGACGCATGCACAAGCAAGCCAACAAGAAACTGAAGAAGGCCGGTCTGCCTGAACAGGACTACCAACCTAACTTCCGAGACGCAGTGGCTGAGAAGAAAGTGTATAAGGGCACTCGCAAGAGTGAGAAACCTTTTCACTATGACAATCTCACAGCGTACATGATTGCTACCTACGACGTGAAGATTGCGTTCGGCATGGAAGCAGACGACCTCATGTCAATCGACCAGTATGCACGTATTGCTGAGCTGGACACGATCATCTGCTCTCGTGATAAAGATTTGCGTATTACACCGGGGATGCACTATGGCTGGGAATGTGGCAGACAGGCTCAGTTTGGCCCTGTTAGAGTTACAGAGATCGGAGCCATCGAGCTTAAAGGTGGTAAGAAAATCATCGGCACCGGTCTTGCGTTCTTCTACAGTCAAGTCCTTACAGGAGATTCTGTTGACAACATCCCCGGCCTACCAAGGTGCGGTCCTGTCACTGCTTACGAATCCCTTTACGACGCCAAGACAGAAGGCGATTTGTTTGAAAGAACTGCTGCACTCTACCTTGCTAAGTACGGGGATGACTGGCGTAAAGAAATGAATGAGCAGTGCCAACTGCTGTGGATGGTTCGTGAGATTGACGAAGATGGAGAGCTAGTTAAGTATGTCATGTTTGATGAGCGCCCGGACAGTGCAGGAAGCACTGAAGCCGGACACGATAGCAGCCCTGAAGAGCTACCTGTGCCGAGCTGACTTCGAGGCAATACCTTTGGGTGGGGAAGTGCAGATGTGTGCTGCATTAGCCCCTAAGGAGACGAGAGAGGCACTCCATGCAGCCATTCAAGCTTCCACTGGAAAGGAACTTGAAATGCTCCAGTGTTTCTGTCGGTTCAACGACAAGGACACAGACACAACATTCCGTATCCACTCAGATGGGGAGGTTGAGGGTGAGCAACCAACAGTCGCTGCTGTCTACTACGTTAACGGAGGCCACACAGGAACTGCACTGTTTGCTCACTCAGTCTATGGAACATACCCTGCTGAGTGGGAAGAGCGCATTCATACTGAAAATGACCACAACTGGATTGTCACTCAGTATGCTGACCAACGAGCAAATGACCTGTTCATCTACGATGCAAGACAGTACCACTCCCGTTGGCCAGCAGAATCTGCTGACTCACGATTCGTTGTAGTTTGCTTCTTGAAGGAGAAGACAAATGACTAAGGCAGTTGTCACCTACTGTGACCATTATGGCGAACCCATTACGTCTACAGTAGAGGTGTTTGATATCCAAGTGAAGGAAGGCTTAGTTGCCTTTCTTGACGACGATGAGAACCTTACCCTGATGGTCCAAGCAGCACGCCTCATCAGCGTCGTCCCAGTTGCGGAGGCTGAGGTTGGCTAGACCATCAGGTGAGGCAGTAAAGTGTGACGGGCAGTGGACTCAAGCCAAGTTCAATAGCTTCATTAAGAACAACCTCAGGGCTGCCACACGAAAGTGGGGACCTATCCAACGTTGCCGTAAACGAGCTAACGTAAGCCGGGGTTTGTACAAGTGTGAATGCTGTGGTTTGGAAGTTCCACCTACCGTGATGGACACTGAAAAGCGTAAGCGTGTCAAGAACATTTTCGTTGACCACATCGTCCCCATCATTGACCCAGCAGTTGGGTTCACAACTTGGGATGAATGCATCGAGCGTATGTTCTGTGACAGTAGTAATCTCCAACTGGTATGTAAAGCATGCCACTCCGTCAAGTCACTTGAGGAGACAGAGGTTGCTAAGCAACGTCGGAGACGTAGCAAAGAAGAAATCAATTTTGAAGAAGGCGATGAAGATGACGAATAAATTTAAAGGCCAGTCCCTGTTCAATGATGTAAAGAACAAGGAGCTGCAAGCATGGAATCGCTGCGCTGTGTTCTTCAACCTGTTTGGTGATCAAGGTAAGCTAGAGGCGCAGTTATATGCAGCTCAGTTTACTGACGAGGATAAAACAGCCCTACTGGCCATGTTTGCTCGTGTCAAAGAGCAAGGGTACAGTACAACACGTAATGCTGTTCTTGGCCAAGCTGAAGCGGTACTGGAGGCATAATGCAAGGTTACGAGTTCCATGTAGTCTTTTGCGATCAGACTGATTTTGAATATGACCAATGGTTCTATAAGGAAAAGTTTGACAGGTTTGAAGACGCCGATGCATATTGCGAAAAGTTGAATGGCATTCACATGGACAGTGGTTTTTACTTTATAGAGGCCCTGAAGAATGGCTGAATTAGGTGCCCGGTTTAATGCCGGTAAAGCACCTCTCTCGATGATCCTTGAGGCCCGTCATGGGCTTCAGGGTATGTCAGAGGTGCTGGCCTTCGGGGCCAAGAAGTATGCTCGTGGTAATTGGCACAAGGGACTCAAGCACACAGAGGTGTGTGACAGTATGCTACGGCATCTGTCAGCCTACCTAGCTGGTGAGGACATTGATCCAGAGTCTGGCCTACCCCACGTTGACCATATCTTCTGTAACGCAATGTTCTTAGCCGAAGGGTTCCGAACACATCCTGAGCTTGATGATCGTAGTGAGGAACTAAACCGTGGCAAATAATGTATTGGTAATCTTTGACACACAGATTCGCCCAGACAACTTGGAGTTGAATCTTCCACTGATGAAGGCTATTGGCCAACTGATTGTGAAAGAACGTCCTACTCACATCGTCCACATTGGTGATCACTGGGACATGAAGAGTCTCAGCACATATGACTTCCCGAAGAACAATCGGTTAGTCTTCGATGGTGCTGAAGTAGCGGCTGATGTGGCAGCAGGTCGGGTTGCAATGTGGGAGATTATCAAACCTCTCCGCGAATTGCAGTTCAATCAGGCTGCTAACAAGAAGAAAATCTACCGCCCTCAACTGGACTTCCTCATTGGCAACCATGAACAGCGTATTAAACGCTTCCCAGAGTTGCGTGAGTTGGTTACATACGAGAAGCTCTTAGAGCACACTGGCTTTACTGTCCATGACTTCCTGAAGCCTATCAAGATTGGGGGTGTTAGCTTTGTGCATTACGCATATAATCCTCTATCTGGTCGTCCCCTCGGTGGAACTGCTGAGTATCGTCTTAATAAACTCAAACTTTCCTTTGTACAAGGTCACGAACAGGTTTTCAAGTTTGCTCAGGAATACCTCAATGATGGTCGTAAGATTAGTGCGCTTATCTGTGGCGCTTGCTACCTTCACGATGAGGATTACAAGGGCTATCAAGGTAACAATCACTTCCGTGGTGTAGCTATGCTGCATGATGTGAAGGATGGTGCTTATGATCTTGAACAAATCAGTGTGGAGCGTTTGCTTGGACGATAAGTATGAAGTCGGTGGCATGACTAAGGAACGATACGGGCAGTTGTTCAATGACGTCACCCTTAACTTGACTGAAGAAGAGGCCAACAACGGATGGTACTTCAGTGATGAGTTCGATGGCCTTCTCATCCACACCAGTTGGGAAGAACACATCCTTTGTGGAGGTTGTTAATGAACGATAACTACGGCTGTGGGCCTACACAGCCCACTGTTTTCAGCTTCGACTTTGACAACACCATCACTCGGGACCCTGTTGGGTTCCTTGAGTTGATGAAGTTCTTGGAGAAGCGTGGTCACTTGGTCATTGTCTGCACTGCAAGGCCTCCAGACCTTTTTCCAGAGGACTTAGACTTCATACGGGACCTAGGGTACAAGGTGTACTTTAGTAACCTCACAGCGAAGCGACAGTACCTCAGAGGGTTAGGGGTAGAAGTTGACGTATGGGTTGATGACAGTCCGGGAGCTGTAGTTAACAGCTACCCTAAGGGTGCCATCGCTCCATACACATTCCGTAATATGCCGGAGGTTCCAGTTGCTGGAAGTTGAATACATTGATCACATGGGCGATGACCTTCGGGTAGCCAACATCGCTCGTGTCTCCTTCGATAAGTGGAAGGAAGAGTTCGACCAGAAAGATGCTAAACTTATTGATTACCTTGCTACTCACGAACATACTAGTCCTTTCAGGCATGTTCAAGTTTCCATCCGTTGTCAGGCTCCTGTGTTCTTGGCTCGACAGCTCGGTAAGCACCAAGTTGGACTTAGTTGGAATGAGGTGTCTCGTCGCTACGTCGATGTTGGTGTTGAATTCTATGTTCCTGATGTTTGGCGTGGTCGTCCTGTTGGCTCTGTAAAACAGGGTAGTGGTGACGAAGAGATTGTATACATCTTTGACAATGCGCCTTGGGATGAGCCTGTACCTATTAAGGAGGAGTACAACAACTTCCTACAGTTAGCCCTCCAGTTCTATGATGATCTTCTCGTAGCTGGTGTAGCTCCTGAAATGGCACGAATGGTGCTGCCACAATCCATGACAGTCTCATGGGTTTGGACTGGCAGCCTGACAAGTTTCTTTTACCTTTGGCGTCTGCGTAAGGACGGACACGCTCAAAAAGAGGCACAAGACTTTGCTGATCTGATTGAACAAGTTGTTGAACCGTTGTTCCCTGTATGCTGGAAAGCACTCAAAGGTGACTCAAATGACATTGCAACCAACTAAGACTCACGAACTGTACGAACATGCCCTGCATGACCGTGCCAGAATGCCTACAGTGGCGTATGGCAGTGCTGGGACAGGTAAGACGTATGGTGCCATTGGTCGAGCTGTAGAGTGGCTCCAAGAGGGCCGTAAGAACCAAGTGATCTTGGCTCGTCCTAACGTATCCTTCGCTGACACTAACGGCTTCCTGCCGGGCGGTGAACGTGAGAAGCTGGAGCCTTGGATTCGTCCACTGCAACAGAACTTCATTGCTCATGGTGTAGGTATTAACCATCAGCTCGACTACGAGAAGAACCGCCGTCTCCAGTATTACATGCTGGAACACATCCAAGGTCTGACTTGGGACAACGCTCTGGTAATCATTGATGAATGCCAGAATATGACCTTTGAACAAATCAAGGTACTGGTGACTCGTATGGGTCAGAACAGTAAGTTGGTTCTGTGTGGAGACATTGCACAGACCAGCCCCCTGTTCAAGAACTCTGGTCTGGCACAGTTCATCAACATGGTTACGGCTCTGGACCTCCCAGTACACACCATCCACTTCACAGTTGATGACGTACTGCGTAGTGAGACTTGCAAGATGTTCATTGGCGCATTCGAGAAATGGGAGGAACGTCAGTGAGTACGTTCACTCTACTGGCATGTTGTCTGGCAACCGGGCTGGTAACAGCCCTGTTCCTCGTGCTGTTTGCACGTTACGGCTTATTCCCTTTGGTACTATTTACAGAGACTGAGCCACCGAAAGAAGAGAAAGAGTAATGATTAGCCGGGATCAAGCGATCGTTAGAATCGTAGCTGTGGCGAATGAACTGCGTCGCTACAAGCTAGACCATTATGACAGTTGGCAGCGTGAGCCTCAATACATCAAGCTGTCAAAAGAGTATGAAGCACTAAGCCTATTTCTGGAGAAGTTCAATTGATGGAAGCTGATAAGAAAGCACTGTCTGATATTACAGTGTTCAACAAGTATGCCAAGTTCCGTGCTGATAAGGGACGCCGGGAGAACTATGGTGAGATTGTACAACGCAATAAAGAAATGCATCAACGGAAGTACCCCGAACTGGCTGACGACATCGCTGTCGTTTATGACCAGTTTGTTAATACTAAGCGGGTTCTTCCTTCGATGCGCTCATTACAGTTTGGTGGCCGTCCTATTGAGCTTGCGCATAACCGCATCTTCAATTGTGCATACATGCCAGCGGAAGATTATCACTTCTTCCCCGAACTTATGTTTCTCCTACTGGGAGGCACAGGTATGGGTTACAGTGTTCAGTCTGTTCATGTGAACAAGCTGCCCTCTGTAACTGCACCTAAGAACGCTTATGTTCACAAGTTCCAGATTCAAGATTCTATCGTCGGCTGGGCTGATGCTATTAAAGTGGTTGCTAAAGCTTTTCTTACTGGTGGCGCTCTTCCTGTCTTTGATTATCGTGACATCAGAGAAAAAGGAAGTGAACTTGTTACCACCGGAGGCCAAGCCCCCGGCCCAGCCCCACTCAAGGCCTGTGTTGAAGCCCTTGTCACGCTCTTCGGCGGAGCTGTTGGCCGCAAGCTGAAACCTATCGAGGTTCATGATGCTGCATGCATTATTGCAGATGCTGTGCTTGCTGGTGGTATTCGTCGCGCTGCCATGATCTCACTGTTCGACAGAACAGATGAGGAAATGATTACATGCAAGTCTGGCAACTGGTGGGAAACACACCCATACCGAGCACGCTCGAATAACTCTGCTGTCCTCATCAGGGGTGAGGTAACGGAAGAAGAGTTCTTCGCTTTGATGAAGCGTGTAGAAGAGTCTGGCTGTGGTGAGCCGGGAGTGTACTGGAACAACAATCGTGACTGGGGCACTAACCCATGTTGCGAGATTGCACTTGAACCATACCAGATGTGTAACCTGACAGAGATTAATGCCAGTCTCATCAAAGACCAACAGGACTTTAACGATGTTACAGCGGCTGCTACTTTCATTGGTACTCTCCAAGCAGGTTACACTGATTTCCATTACCTTAACCCGAAGTGGCGTGAAACATGTGAGCGTGGTTCACTTCTAGGTGTAAGTATGACTGGCATTGCCAGTAAGACTGTCACTGAACTTGACATGGGAGAAGCGGCTGATGTTGCTAAGGAAGTCAACATTAATGTGGCTAACGCCATTGGCATCAATCCTGCTGATCGCATCACCACTGTTAAACCTGCCGGGACCACTAGTCTTGTGCTTGGCTGTAGTAGTGGGATTCATGCTTGGCATAACGATTTCTACATTCGTCGAATGCGAGCTGGCAAAGATGAAGAACTAGCACAGTACATGATGAGGGTCGCTCCTGAGCTTGTAGAGCAGGATGTGATGGTTCCCCATCAGGTAGTATTGTCCTTCCCACAGAAAGCGCCTGACGGGGCTTGTGTGCGGACTGAGACCATGCTTGATCTGCTGGAACGAGTCAAGCAAGTCAGTGGTGAGTGGGTGGCTAATGGTCACTTGATTGGTAGCAACAAACACAACGTGTCCTGCACTATCAGTGTGAAGGACGGTGAGTGGGAAGAGCTGACAATCTGGATGTGGAAGAATCAACGCTTCTACAACGGCATTAGTGTTCTCCCTTACTTTGGTGCTGAGGCATATCCCCAGCTTCCTTTTGAGGACTGCTCGAAGGAGGAGTATGAGCGCCTGCTTCCTTTTCTTAATGCCATTAACATCGACGAAGTATTTGAGTCTGATGGTAAAGCCATCGACCTCAAAGCAGAACTTGCGTGTGCCGGTGGCTTCTGCGAAATCGTATGAGTGGCCTGACATAACGTTCCCACCAATCAATCTCTGGAGCGCACCATATGTCAAACGTGATTAGTATGTTTCCCCCAGCACCTGATGCTGATGTTGTAATTGGTATGGGGAAAGACATTCTGGAGTTCAAGATTAGCGACCTTGAACGCTTCATTGAGGAGGGGGTCGATCTTGACCCCCAAATCATCAAGGCCATTGTTATTATCTTCCACGACCTAGCCTGTGAGGGCTTCTTCGAGGGGGAGTAATGCAATAGCCAACGCCCTTAATTTTTCCTAGAAAATATTTTGGGCAACAAAAAGGGGAGCTTCTTAGGCTCCCCCGATTGTTTATCTACTAGTTACTTTATCTTTGGGTCTTGTACGTTCATCAATACGAGCTACACTGACACTAAGAACATCTACAGCACCTGACAGCTTCTCTAGAGCTGTCATGATCCTTTCGTTAGTCTTGTCTGCCAAGGCTAGCTTGATTTCCAAGCCACTGACTTGCCCTACTGTCTGACTATACTGAGACAGTACAACTTCAGTACGCTCCTGCCCCTTCTTGATATCCTGCACATCAGCGTATAATACGCCCCCTCCGAACACCAAACCCCCAACTGTAAACAGTACCTGAACCCAACTAGGGATGAGTTTCAAAGACTCGCTAAGGGTCATTTGTAAATCTCCTTCTGCTTGGCCTTCCATGTCCTCAAGTCCCTGAGCTTAGCGTCACACTTACCCATGTTAATGGTCTGCTCGTTGTACGCCTTAGTCATAGCAACAAGCTCCACCTCAGGGGGCTTAGTGTACAGGCACTTTGAGAGCAGCGCGTCTGGCGGTGCAATCAGTATCGTCTGGTTGGACTGTACAGTATGACTGCCACATGCTGTCAGCAAGTACAGCATCGGTACTAGCATTAACACTCTTAACGGTTTCACTCTTGTCATTTTGTTTGACCTGTGCTTCCTTAATGCTCAGCACCAGACCTTTCTCTAGGTTGGCATTAATGGTTTTCTGAGCTACATCGTACTCGTCCTCTGTGGCTTTGTTGTCAGCAACTACCGCATCAGTTGTAGCACAGCTTGTAGCATTCTTGCCTAGCTCCTCATTGGCCTTACCTACTTGCTCCGTCAAGTCCGTTACCTTGTCCTGTAATACACCAGTCTTCTGGTGCTGGTACGCTAACAGGCCAGCTAAGGCCACGCACAACACCAGCAGGATGGCGAAGGAACCTACCTTCCATGCTTCATTCATACCCCTACCCCTTTCATGCACATAGCTTGTTCATCGGCTGCTCTCGCTACTAAGCCCGGAAGCTTCTTCTTCTTAGCGTACACCCACTTGGACAACTCGTTGCATGCCTCTTTGTAGTGCCCCTGATTGAGATAGATCAGCATGGTGCTAGACTGTAAATTCCCAACCCCTTTGTTAAAAGTAAAGTCAAGCATAGCAGCATGGATGTAATCGTTCATGGGCACCTTGACGGCATTCATCAACCATACATCATGCTTCTTCAAATCCTCTGAGAGCTGCTGTAAGCACTGCTCGTCAGTGAACCTTTGTCCTAGCTTAACCTCAGGCCCAGTGTGGCCGTAGCAGCTCGTGGGGACGCCTATGGGGTCAAGGTAAGTGGTGTTCACCTTACCCTCCCACTTAGCTGCCATAGTTCCCGCAAGAACCATAGCAGTGGACAACCCCGCAGCCTTCAGCCATTTTGATACATCAACTGCCATGGCTTACTTTCCTTTCTTTGCTGGAGCCTTCTTAGCTGGGGCTTTCTTACCGCCCTTACCGAATGGGACGAAACCTTTAGGTAGTGCTTTCTTTGCCTTAGCCATAATCTTATTCCTTAGGTAGCTCAGCACCGAACAGTGCAGAGTATTGCGACTCATATACTTGCTTGTAGTTCTGGTTGCCATTGAGGTGAGCGCCCATACGAATCAGACGGTTCACAACAGGGGCTACCTTGGCGTTCAAGTCCTTAGCCTTAGCCTTAGTTGCAGCATCAGCACCATCAACTGGGAGGAAGGTAATACCAGCGCCTGTGAATACAGGTTTGATATTAGCGCTTGCTTCAGTGGTGGTAGTCTGTGCATCAATCTGGCCATTCTTAGGATTCTGAACAGGTGTACGCTTCACAGTAACAGCGTTGTCATACTCAGTCTTGATCAGTGGCAGGACAGTATTCTCATACTGCTCTTGCAACACTTGCTTAGCCTGAGTGGCTGTGTCAGACGGAATGCCACGACCAGACGCATACTTACCAAACTCAGGGCTAGCCAGCCAGTCCACAACTTGGTTGTAGTCTTTAGGATCGCTTACTGCCATCTGATACGCGTTGATACCCTTCAGCACTTGGCTAACGTGAGTGTCAACTTCTGCTGGAGTATTGGCTGCCGCTGCATCCTTAGGACCAGTCTTAACGCCAGTAGTCACAGCATTCATGTTGACCTTCAGCAGATTCAGATAAGTCTGGTGGTCTGCCTTGTCACTATCGCTATCTGGGTGTGGATCGTTAGGTTTAGTGGTAGGGTCCATGTTCTTACCAAGGATACCCAACACTTTGTTGTTGACAGCAGGCATCAGGGTCAATGCAGCAGATGGGAACATCTGGCTTACAGCAATGACACGAGAGGTATCAGGGTCAGCCTTGATCAAGAGCTTCTGCTTAGCGTCAGCAATGGTGTTCTGATTCTCCAGCACTTGCTTGTCAATATCACCACTCAAGAACTTGACAGCGTTGTTATAACGCTCAGTCATTGGAGCAATGGTGTTAGACAAGTTAGACGACGGAGCGTCTCCACCAACCTTGTTCACAATACCCAACAGGTTAGCATGCAATGTGTTAGCCTGTTCAATCCCTTGTTGTTGAGTCATAGTGCCGTTAGCTACTTGCTGCTGAATGCTCGACAAGTCGTTAGCAAACTTCTGGCTGTAACCATCTGCAATATTCCCCAAAGCAGTTCGAGACTGCTCCTCCCGATTCTTCTGCATCAATCCAATCTTAGCACTTTGCAACTGAACGCTTGCAGACTGAAGGCCAATGCCGTCAGCTTGCAGGCCAATCTTCGCGCGCTGTAAGCCAATGCTCGCAGCCTGTGCCTTAATGTCCTCTTGCCCACGCTGGAACTGGAGATAGGACTGTGTAGCCGAGGCCCGATCAGATGGGCTTGCGTTAGGTGGAATCCAACCAGCAGCGCTGGCAGCCTTCTCGTTAGCAAGGTTATTCTGTTCGGTCTCTGTACCATCAGCCACGTTCTTAGCCAAGCCAACTGTAGTGGTCAGACTCTTCTGAACATCTGCCAGTTGGTTAACTAGGCCGGGGTTGTTGGCAATGGCTGCCGTGTAGTTAGCACGTTGGCGCATACGCGCCTCCGCACTTGACATGGAGCCTGTATCTACAGCAGATGCTAGCTTCAACTGAGCCTGAGTGAAAGACTCAATGTTGGAGTTAATGGCAGTCTGCCGTTGTACTTCTTGTTGATTTTGCTGGCCAGAGAAGAAGCCGTTGATACCAGCCCCTACTACTTTAGAGGCAATATCAACAACTGGGCCAACGACACTTGGGGTTGTAACTGGAGCACTAGGGCGAATGTTCGCCCCAGCTTGAGTCTCCGTCCCAACGGTAAAGTCTGCCATTATTTATTTTCCTTGTTTTCTTTGTAGCTGTTCATAAAGTCGAGAGTGTCCAACATTGCTTTACGTTTAGTCTCATCGTAACCGGGCATTGCCTGAACCAAAGTCTTCACTTCAGATGGACTCATCATGTTGTTCATACGCATTACAGACTGGTACATACGAGTGTCACCACTCGCTACATCCTTCTGCAATTCGCCTTGAATGATCTGACGAGCACGTACATCATCGTTACCCCAGACACGCCACGCTTCACTGTACGTCTTAACAATCTGAGCTTGTTGATCACCAGTGTTACCCTCAGCGACGACATGCTTCTTGAAGTCCTTGTACCACTGACGAACATCATCTTCGTAAGCTTTGGTCTTCTTGTAAGTAGTGTCATTCACATAGCGGGACTGGGCTTCATCCAAAGTTGCAAACCCAAACACCTGTGCAATAGCCTCAGGACGTGTAACGTTGTTGTCTGTGATACCACCAGTGGTGTTGATCTTGTTGCCGTACTTGAGCGCATAGGCAGCTTTGAATGCGTTACTGTAACCAGACGACAGCTTAGCAAAGTCGTTAGCCACCACACCAAAGCTAGTAGGGTCAGTGTAATCATCAACCAAGTTGAAGTACCGAGCAGCAGTCTTAGCGAAGTTAGTCAGCCGTGGGTTGTTACCGAAGAACAATTGACCAGATGGAGTAGCAGAGATAATACCACCCACGTCTGTGGTAAACAGAGAGTGGATGAAGTCAGCGCTACCATACAGGTCCATTGGAGACAGACCAGAGAAGTCAATACGAGATTGCTCACCTGTGCCCAGCTCAACCAACTTGTTCAGCATCAAACCTTCCAGACCTTGGACAACTGCATCACGAGCCTTAGGATCATCTGGGAGCACATCACCGAACAGGGAGTACATAGCTGCCGGAGGCAGAGTGTACATCAGTGCGTTGAAGCCTACCAACCGAGCCTTCTGTACAGGAGTCATCACACGGTTAAGTGTGAAGCTTGTCAGAGCTTTGTGTGGCACTTGCATGAACTGGAACACAGCAGCTAGGGCGTTCTGGTTGTATGGCAGGTCGCCAGCAGCATTCATGTTGTAGGTGTAGTTACGGGCCATGCCTGCAACCTTGTCCTGTACATCAGCCTTACTGAAGTCCTCACCAGCGCGAAGAGCCTGATCACGGTGGGCAAGCCACGCAGTCATGGTGTTCACGTTCTCACCAGCGTCAAAGCCAACCTTACGCATGAAGTTCAATGGTGCAGTAGCAAACTTGAAGAGCTTACCACCGGCTACGGTGTCAGCCACATCTGTCAGAGCACCACGGATCAGGTTCTGCTTATCTACAGCAGCGGCTTGACCAGTACGTTCAAACTGACGGAACATTTCGTATGCTTCTTTCTCAGTCAGGCCAGCACCTTTCAACAGATACTGGGCAGGCTTGTAGCCCATCTGGTAGCTGGTGAGGATAGTGACTTCTGGAACAGCCTTGCCACTCAACACCCAACGTGGGAAGTTAGCAGCGAGCTGCACAGCTTGGTGAGACTGAACAATGAACTGACGGAAAGGGTTGGTAGCCAAGTACATGTTAAAGGCAATGTTCTTACCCATAGCAGTAGGGCCACGACCCTCTGACATCCAACCTAAGCCACGTTCTACCTTAGACAACCCCACACTACCAGCTACGTCACTCAACGCCTTCAGAGTGGCCTTGTAGCCATCGTCAATGTGGTTTATGTAACCGTTCTCAAGGTAGCGGATGTATTCAAAGGTGGTACGAGCATCTGCCAAGTCTTTCTGAACAGGAGTCTTACCCGGACGGTGCATTACTTCATCAATGCTGTTAGGGAAAACCTTCTGACCATACTTACCTGTAGGCAAGAAGTCTTCAAACTGTTTCATGAAGCGTGTCTTGGTGGCTTCAGTGAAGTCACGCATTGCCACACGACGAGAGACAGAGCGGGCCGACGCAATCATACTGTCTACTGGGCCAAGGATGTTAGTCATCGCTGGGTCAGTGATAGTAGAGGTTGCATCTTCCAAACGCTTACCACGAACCTTCTGAGCAGAACGACCACCAGACTGTTGCAGGTCCCAGTAGTTATTACTGGACATGTCAACCTTCTTCTGATCCCCACGACGATAGTAAGTGCCACCATCAGTGGCTTCCATTCGCTTGACCATCAGGTCTGCGTCCTTGGCATTACCAGCAGTCGCTACTGCACGTTCAAACAAAGTTTCGCCACGAGAGTTCTTCTCTACCTTCACAATGAAGTGTGGGTCTTTGTAGTGGACGCTGTAGTAGCCTTTCCGGTAGTTAAGCACTTGAGTATTATCGTTGAGAGCACGCAGGTAGTTCTTGCCCGGAGCCTGTACAGATGCAATGTACTCGGCTGCATCATCCTCAGCCCGGATAGGCTGGCGGAGACGAGCAATGGTCCCATCCTTGGCGTACAGGTCAGCAACTTCATCTGCTCTCATAGTACGAATCTTGTCCGTGTTATGATCGTAGATTTTAATGTCGCCACTAACTTGGTTACGCGAGACAGGCTTAGCAAACAGACGAGTGCCACCTTGGGTTTCATCTACGAACTCGTGGTAGTTCTGAGCACGAAGGCTCTTAGCCAAGTCACGGTTCTCAAGGTGGTACACAGTGTCCCAGTATTCACGCCAGTCTTTAAGGACTTGCATTTCCTTACCAGTAACACCATCAGCTACCAACTTGTTGTAGTTGAAGTCAATACCTTGTTCGTTAGCGTCCTTGATGATTGAGTTCAAGAAGTTCTGACGATCTTTAGGCAAGGCTTTGAAACCAGCAGCAAAGTTGTCACCAACCTTCAACAGCTCCTTCTCAAGACCCGCAGCCTTGTCCACAGCCACGTTAGCACCCAAAGTAATGTTGGGGTGCAGCATGGAGTGTGCATCAAGGATATGGCGTTGCAGAGAGCCTGCATTACCCGAGCCGTTGAAAGCGTCGATACGGTCGAAGATGTTATACTTGACATCAGCCTCGGCCCACTGAGCAACATCCCCCGGAGAGAACTTGTAAGTGTGGTCTACTTGTACCAAGAAGTCTGGTACAGTGGCCTTAGTAACTTTTACGCTAGAGGTGATGGAAGTAGTTGGGTGGTTGCCAATCTCAGCAATTGCATTGCCAAACTTGGGCTTAGGTCCAGACACGTCTACTGGCACCAGACCCTCTTTAGGAGTCTTGGATGCCTGTACCAACGAGGCTGGGTCAGGGCTGCCAGTGCCGCGTTCAACCAGAGCCTGCCCAGTCCGGTCGTCGAAGACAATGCCACGACGGCTAGTACCTACAGATTTCTTAAGGGTTGCAGCGGCTTCTGGACTTACAAAGATTAACTTGTCATCATCTTTCAGATAACGAGTGTCACCAGTCACATCCTTAATGAAAGGACGGCTGGCTTGAACTGGTTCACCTGCATCACGCAGAGGCACCTTAGTATCAAGCAAAGTCTGAGGCTTACGCAGAGCGTTCATTTCCTCAACAGTGCTTGGTACGTAGTCTGAGCCTTCACGCTTTAGGATGGTAATAGCAGACTCATCAATACCCGAGTCACGGAGAGACCACTTGGCAATGTCCATGGCTTCCTGAGCAGAACCGAAGCCGCCCTGAGGAGGACCGTATACTGCCTTGACACCAACACCGTCAGCAAGCGCATCCACTTGGAACATTTCTTTACGAGCGTTCATGCCTTTGGCTTGCTCGAAGTTGTTCACTACGCGGGAGCGCATGTCACGTTTCTCGCCCTGCCAGTAGTAGATGGCACCATCGTGATTAACGAAGTCCATTACTTCTGGATTGGGAGTGTTGGCACCATCATTGATGCGTTCTGGACGGCCTACCTTGTTGTCCACAGAGCCATCTTTCTTAGCTACCTGTGGGAGAATGTCACTACCGACTGCATCAGTCCGAGAGGTGCCATAGAGAGCCTGTGCGGCCTGCTCAGTGTTATCGGCAGCGGCTGCTTCGTGAGCTGCTGTTGCCAATTGAGGGTTTGTGTCTTTGTAGTTCTGGCTAACAGTGGTTGGCTGTACACGAGTACGGACAGCATCACGCTCAAAGTTGCTAGCAGCAGTACGTTCAAGACGACCACCAGTCAACACACCTTCAGCAATATTACCAGCGCCACGGGCTGCACGAGCAGCTACACCACCAAGGACAGTCATGTCCAGAACAGAAGTGATGTTGTCAGCTACTTGAGAGAAGTCAGTGTAGTAGCCATCTTCCAGAACCTTACGCAGTTGGTCTACACGAGCGTAGTCATTATCACCCGGAAGGGCAATAGAGGCTTGCTGGTTAACCATGTCAACAACCTTCTTGATCATTTCCATCCGTTTCTCAGGAGGAGCTTGCAAGATAGTGTTGTTGATAGCAGCTTGGCTTTGGCCCATGAGGACAGCAGCGGCTGCATAAGCATGACCTTCACCGTTCATCAGACCGTTGGCAATGGAGCCTACATGTTTCTCAGGCAGGCCCGGAGTCAGGGTTTCGAGGAAACCAGCCAGAGCCTTGCCCATGTCAGGGTCAGCCTTAGCCACTTCTTGGTTCAGGAGGGCTTGCTTCTGACGCTTAACATCATTCACTTCGTTGATGGCATCAGCCATACTGATACGAGCTGTCTCAGTCTCTACAGGCTCTTTAGTGCCTGCTGGGGCCGAGAGTGCCATGTTGGACAGTACGTTGCTGGTGCTATAGATTGCGTTAGTCTGGTCATACACACCAGCAGCAGCCCGTTGCTTATCTACGTCACTGACGTTTGGGTCAGCCAGATAAGAAACCAGAGCTGCCTTATTAGCGCCCATAGCAGCATCACGGCTAGCCCCAACCAAGTCTTGGGCAGTCTGAGACTTCCCAGTCATGTCCAGCTCCGCGTTAGACGCTGTAAAAGCATCCACTACGTTCTTTGGGTCATTGGTCATTGCAGCCGCGTGAGCCGCTAAGTTGACGTTAGAAGGCCGGTTGCTAACTGGTGCAGTCGTGTTTGCATCGACCTTGAAGTCGTCAATGGACGAGACAGGCGCTGGGTTGAATTGGTCTAAGCTAGCCATTTACTATCCTTTGAATAGGTTGTTGGACGGGTTAGTCTTGCCTACATCTGCGGCTGGGACTGTGTTCCCGAATAGGCTCTTAGCAGCGTATGGAGCAGCAGCTCCGAAGATGCTACCAGCCACACTACCAACAGCACTGATATTACTTGCTGACAACTGATGATCCGCTGCACTCTGGTTGCTTGCTGTGATAGCAGCTCCAGAAGCCTCTGAGCGGTCGATGTTGCTAGAGCTAATGCCTTGGTTAACCCCAAGAACGGAAAGGCTGCCAAGCTCACCAGAGGAGCCTGTAACACCAGAGTTCTGAGAGGCTTGGATAACAGAGGCACGCTTAACACGTTCTTCTCGAATTTGTTGACGACGCTGTGACTCAGCCTGAGCACGTTGCTCATTCTGTGCTGTCTGTTGCGCATCCTTCTGATCATCGGCAGCAGCGGAAGCCTGTTGGTGCGAAGCATAGGCAGAGCCTGCTGCTACTACTACGGCTGCTGCTGCAATGACGGACGATACTGCTGCCATTACTTTTCTCCTATTACCTTCTTATAGGTAATCTCAAGTGGCTCATACCCCAATCTTAGGGGGAGCTTATCATTGTGTCCGTGCATGAAGGTCATGTAGTTAATAACCACGCCCTTCGATACGAGTAATTCTTCGTTCCAGTCACACAGCTTCATGAACAATCTGCCTCCCCGATACTTAGGGGAGACATAGATTGCCATTTCTTTTGAAGTCAGTAACTTGGTCATAAAGTCGTTGGTGAGAATGTTCATGTAGTAAGCAACAATCTCACCTTCAACTCTGGCAATGGTTATTGCAAGTATGCCAGCTTGTAGAAACGTCTGAAGAACGCCCCAATCAATATTGAACGTACCTTCCATTCCAACTTCATCGAAGTGGTCCGCACATAACTTGTAGCATTCTTCAAGTGTTTCGAGAGAGGTTTCTTCAGCGAATTCATACATTCTGATTGACTTCCAAGATCATAGACCAACCCAAGAGCTTGCAGTTCTTGCCCGGTTCAGTGTTCATCAATAGACTAAGCACCTTGCCCTTGCCACGCAATTTGTTCTTGGTATCGACCGTATAGTAACCATTGTTATATGGGTCAGTAATGTCACTAACCATATAATGCCGTTTGAATCTGTAAGCTTGAAACTGCTTACCCCACCGACCAGACGTTGCAGAGTTAGACCAATCCCACTGCGCTTGTACAAGACAAGACGACTGGTTGGTTGGAATAAAATCTCCGTTAGTGTCAACTTCAAAACCATCCTCAGTCTTCAAGAAGTGGAAGGTGATGTACGGTACTTGCTTAATGCGTTGAGCATCTGCACCAGCCATCCAGCCAGTTAAGATGTACGCTTCAGCATCAATCCCAACACTATCCTTCTTAACCCAGTCCCTGAAGTTCGAGTTCTGGTAGTTACCAAAGGTGAACTTGATGTATGGGCTTACTTCAGTGATGATGATGTAGGTGGTTTCTTTAGTTGTTGGCTTCTGTGTAACTACCTCTACTGTCACATTCACGCCATCAACTGTGACGGGTGAAAGGTTTGCTGTCACGTTATCATTGACCGAGGTCAGAGTAAACGCTGGCACTTGCACTCCGCTAGTTAGCAATGGCAAGTATGACGTGTCAAACGAACTGAGTGTGGAGGGGTAGAATGCAGACAATGCAATATCCAGAACCAACTCTTTGGCATTGGCACCAGACGTCAGCCTGTTGCTATACACCCAACGAATCTTACGCTCATAGGAATCGTAGATGCCCTTACAGGCAACCTTGTCCAAAGCGTTGATACCGTCGTAGTAGGTCTGGATTGTCTTCTTAGCAATGTTCTCTGCGTTGTAGTCACCAAACTGATTCGGTGCTACGTTGTAGATGCCATCGTCTCCCCAGTACATGAAGGTGTTGTCAACAACAACAATCGAGCCGGGAGAAGTAGAGCCGTGGTTGGTCAGCTTATTGACGAGGTAGTTCGTAGCCTTGAAGCCATAGTCACTACCACCAGTAATTTGCCACACGCCATTGGCTGCAATAACCATGATTGCTTTACCGACGTTAACCATGCCACAGATGCCATAAGCACCCTCAAGACGAATGAAGCCACCATCGTTGTCGAGCAAGTCTGGTGCAGATTCAGAAGTGGGGTCCCCATCTTGGTAGCAACTATAAACATCCGAAGGGTCTTGGATGAGTTGGCTGAACAAAACGTAAGATGCCATCCGTGGAGAGTTAGCGTCACCATCAATGATCTGGCCACTAAACCCACTGTACCACACACGACCACTGTACTCACACAAGACCGTAGGGCCACCGGGAGTAGTATCAGCAGGCAAAGAGGTTAAGGGGTAGTTAAGGGCTGGATTATTGGCACGTACTTGCGCGTACTCATCAAAGCGGCTAGAACCACGACGCATTGCATCAATGATGAAGAACCCCTGTGGAGCCGAGAAACTACCAACTGGGTTGGAGATAAGGCTGTTGGGGTTGAACATCAATGAAGCTGGGTCAGCGGTGTAGGTGGTGTTAGCGAACAATGCATCAATAACGCTATCCGAGTTAGACGGGTAGACGTTCTGAGTCTTGTAGCTGAAGAAGACTGTGATTGGGTCTTGTACTGGCGTGCCTACATAGTAGTTAAGACGGGGCAGGCCCCAAGTCTGGTTACGCAGATTGTACAAGTGGGTGTCTGGTAAGGTGGTTGGTCTGATAGAGATACCAGAGCCTGAACGAATGTCCTTACCAGCAATGATGTCTTCAACACCAAAGAGGTCACGAATAAGCAGACTGCCTGTGAGTTCAGTCACAACTCCGTTCGTGTACGTAAAGGTGGAGATTTCACGGAGGCCAGTAGCTACCGTCATCTGCCCATCTACTACAGCGTAGGAGAACACAGCTTGCAAACTTACATCAGTGTAGGTCTTGGTGTACAGCACACCTGCTGACAGTGGAGTAACGTCCATGTCAAAGATGCGAAGCTCGTTACCAATCTGTACAGCGATGAGGTTCTTGGCAGCGTCACCGCCAGCATTACGCCAGCGTGCGCTAGAGACACCAACGTCGCCAGTGTCTGGAGGTGCAACAGTTGTAGCCACTTCAATGAAGTCATCTTCGTAGTCCATCCCTAACCGACGCTCACGAGAGCCATCGGTGTTCAGGACAAAGTTGTCTTCATCAATAGAGGCGTTATCTGGAAAGTTAAGTGGAGTGGCCTCAGTGATGAGACCAGCCACAAACTTGTTGACCTCAACTAGACTAGTCTGTCTTGCCATTAGCTTCTACCTTCGTGATAAGGTACACATCAATAGCTCGCTGGGCGAAGGCTACAGTTGTATAACTGCCGCGAAGGGATAAGTGTACCGAACCTTTACCAACCGGCTTGATTAGTTTCTGGCCGTATGTACCATCATTCTCAATGGCATAGCCGCGATATTCTACTGAAGTTTTCATCTGTTATAATCTCGGAAGGTTGGGTCACGATAGCGATTAGCGCCACGCCGACCATAGTCAGGATACTTAACACCACCAGCTACCCGCCAAGCTTTACGAGAGAGCCACCGGTTTTGTCTACCAGCTTCCTGCTCAGCCTTCTGATCTGCTGTTTGTTTAAGTTTGAATGATGCACGACTCTTAGCTTCTTCAAGCAGAACCGTGAACCCCTCATCAGGCATATCAGGGATGAAGTCATCACTGGTTTCCCAAGTAGGGATTACATAACCCATCGCCTGAACTTTACTGTTCTGGATGGTGTCATCTACAGCCGCATCGTAAGAGTCAAAGACAATGGTGACATCATCGAAGCTGGTCAGGTATGTAGGAGCTTGGTCATTACGAATGAGCAGCTCAATACCTGTAGGGTCTACAATGATATCAATGTTTGCTTCGTCACTATTGCGACGGTTGGTCATACGCAAGAAGTCATCAGGATCGAGGTACTTGATGTTCTTGTAAGACCGCTTAGTGTCACCAAGCTTGGCACAGTTGTAACTGACGCTAATCAGTTCCTTAACTGCATCAGCCAGCTTAGTATGTGTTGGCAGTGCAATGTTGCCTGACGCTTCGAGAGCAATGAGCTTTCGGGTGTGCGGCCAGTTGCGGGTGTTCATCTGAGCGTAGAAGGTTGACTTAACAATCTGTGCTACTTGTTCAGACTCCGCAGTATCAGAGATACTGTTTACCTCGTCACTGTCCATGTCAGACAGAATGTCCTGCACGATTTCGAGCAGAGTCATCTTCATTATTATGCGCTCCCGTACCGGCTAACGGTAATGGCTGCTGATGGAGAGAGTACCCAACCAGAAGTGGCTGGAGTAATACCATAGAGGCCACCATCGTTTACACCAAGGCTGTCCCGTACCATTTCAAAACGTAGGGTAGCGCCTGCTGCTGCTGTGTACGCGAACGTAACATCTTGAGAGATAGTTGCATTCGTTGCTGTGAGTTTGAATACCTTAGGCAAACCTGCTGTACCACCAAGGACTGGACGGATCAACAGAACCGAGTCACCTGCTAGGTTGGTCTTGCCAACATTGAACACTGCATTGACTAGGTAGTCGCCAGCATTCACAAAAGTAATAGTGCCACCAACAGACAGAGTTGCGTTGGCATAGGACTGTGCTGCACCAAACTCCACGTTAACGGCAGTGCCGAGAGTTGTGGGTAGTTGGCTAGCTGCTGTAGAGCCTGCTGTAAAGATTTGCTTGTAGCCTGCAACCGTAGGGGCACCTGTCAGCTCTGAGTAGGCCACACTACCAAAAGAGGTAGTGCCATCACCTACGGCCTTAAGAACTTGATTAGCCGACGCTGTGGAGGCTCCCTTGGCTTCATGCCTTTGTGCATCAGGGATGATTGCGTGTTCCATGAATTTCTCCAATAAAAAAGGGCTGCTTTTTTAGGGCAGCCCTCTACCATCCTACTTAAACAATCACACCAGCGGCGCGAAGGTTAGTAAGCAAGAGGTTAAGTTGCGTAATCACGGTAGCAGCATCAGTAGCGTTAGCCACTGTAGCTGCTTTCTTAACTACGCCTGCTGTGGTGGTGCTGGCGAGGCCAGCCGTACCAGCAGCTTGTTGTTGGGCATACACAGCTTCAAGATCAGCTACAGCGGTCAGCGAACTGCCTGTAACTTGTTTCAAGTAAGCTCGACGGGCATCAACAGCATTAGCCATATCAACCTCCCGTTATGCGCCAGCAACGTTTTTAGATTTGATGATCAACGGACCAGCAGTACCGCCAGTGACTACGATTACGCCAGTGTTGGCCGCAGCCAAGAATACTGGAGCGGCTTCAGTTGCAGCAAACACTGCAACACCGCCGATAGTCAGAGCAGTAACGGTGCCAGTGACGAAGTTGGTATCAACACCAGTCACCCAAATACCACCTTTGGCGATAGGGTGAATGAATGGAATACCAGTGATCGTCAGGTCAACCTCAAAAGTGTTCAGGTAGCCTTCAGTTTTAATGAAGCCACGAACACCACCGGTCTTACGAGGACCGTACCAGTTGCGGACGTTGAGGCCCGCAGAGTTTTCAAAACCAGCCATGTTGTTTCTCCTTAGGCAATGTTAGTTGCGGAAGTGACGTAGATACCCATGGTATCAACACGTTGAATACCGAAGCCATAACGGCTACGAACTACGTGCTCATCACGAGCGCGATCTTTGTTACGTTCGCCTTCGGACTTAGGCAGACGACGCCATGCAGCCATCACTGGCTTGGTCTGGTCATCCAGAATGCACATGAAGATGTTAGCAACACCACCAACGAGAGTAGTAGTACCATCGTTGTAAGTTGCAACAGGCAGGCGGTTCGAGACGATGATGTTCCAACCAAACAGGTTCATCACATACTTCTGACCACGCGACAGACCGGCTTCCAGAATGGCTTGGCCGAATGCAGTAACGTCGTGAGTGATAGTTACCAGACCGTTCAGGGTGGCTTCTACAACTGGGTCACAGATGAACACACGACCTTCGCTTGGCACGTTGGCTTTGTCGAATGCGAGACGCATACGGATCAGGCCTTGGAGCTGGAAGACGTTGTTGGTTGCAGCGGAGACGATCTGGTGAGCAAACCCGTTGATCAGGTTAGGGCCAGTGTTAGTCACGTAGTAGTTACCTACAACAGCGAGGAACGAAGTCTCAAAGGTTTCTTGCAGAGCGCGGGTGGATTCCGAAGCACGTTCAGCCAGCAAGCGATCAATGTCGGTGCCATCTTCACGCAGGTCATCGGTAACATACCATGCATCACCTTTGTACTCGGTGATGGTCATGGTGATTTCACCAGTCTCAATTGGGTTGTAAACCAGTGGGGTATCTTCTTCAGCTTCCTGAATAGTTACCGAGCCGATGGTTTTGATGTGGAGAGTAGTGCCAGAACCGAAGTCCGAGACATTACGATAGAAAGTTTCAGGGAGCAGACCATCATGCAGGTTAAGCAGGATGAAGTCGCTGTACTGTTCACTTTCAATAAACGCACGAGTGTTTTGTGTGACTTGCATTTACAGTTTCCTTATTGAGTAATGCCATTTCGAGCGTAGACACGTTCTTTAATCTGACGCATGAACTCAGCCTGTTGCTTACTGGTTGCACCAGAGAGCAGAGACTTCTCAGGACGCTTAAGGGCGTCTTGTTCTTGCGGCTTGAAGCCAGAAGTGTTGACACTAGAAGTGGTAGGGGTTGGCCCTTTCGGAGCCGAAGTATTGAAGAGTTCAAGAACCAACGCAGGGTTCTGACTAGCTAGTTTGCCCAGC